CGGCTCCGGCTCCGGCTCCGGCTCCGGCTCCGGCTCCGGCTCCGGCTCCGGCTCCGGCTCCGGCTCCGGCTCCGGCTCCGGCTCCGGCTCCGGCTCCGGCTCCGGCTCCGGCTCCGGCTCCGGCTCCCGCCCCGGCTCCCGATCAGGCTGTGGTTGATGACCTCAAGAACCGGCTTGTGGTCCTCGCCGACAGCCTCATGGGCGAGAGCATTGCCCCAGCCTCCCGCGACAATACTCTCTGCGCGCACTGCAATGCGCTCGACAAGAGGGGATTCAAGCCACTGAGTACCACGGGGGGAGCGGGCCCTGGTACCAGGGCTAAGTTCCGCAGCTTCATCAATGAGGAGGGTGTCTGGGCGAACTCGCACGCCGCGATGGGCTTGAACGTGAACGACTTCATCTCCTGGGTCTACCACAACCGGCCCTCGAACATGCCGTTCATCAGGCGAGTCTCCGGGAGCGAGCATCTCATCAAGGACCAGAGCGGCCAGGTCTTCTCAGTGGTCACGCGGATCTTCGTCAAGTTTGCCGCCGGCTCCTCGACCCTCGCACAGGCGGAGGCCATGTACCGCGCGGCCCTCGCCGCTGCCGTTTGAGCGTAGCACTTGTGAAAAAAAATCCAAAAAATTGAGTTCAAAAAAAATTCAAAAAAAATTCAAAAAAAATTGGGTGCCCCCCTCCCACTCCTTTCATTTTTTCTTCGCGATAGATTTAGACAATATTTAAGGATTTTGGTCGGAGATTATCAAGTAAACTTCCGGTAGGAGAGACGTTTTGGGACCAACAGGGACCAATGGATATGTTGATCCCTGTTGGTCCTTTTAAAGACAATAAATTTCTGGGTATACAAGAAATATGCCAACCAAGGAGTACAAAGAGGAACGAGTATGTGCCTGTGGAGGATATGAAACAATGATGATAGCAAATGGGCGGGTCACAAGAAACGATGCAAGGGGATTGGCGAAACCGAACAGTTAATGCAGTGCCTCAGTTCATTTGGACTTGTGTAATGCAACGCGTGGAATTATGTGATAAGAGGATTATAATCCAATACTTTTCTCATACGGCATAAGAACATACCAGTGGCTAGCGTAATTTAAAAAAATTACTGCATTTCTTTTCAACACTGATTGTGTAGTTTTTGTATGTTTAGTAGATTTATGTACAAATGATACAACCTTTGAATGAGTACACGTACCTCTTCTACTGAGTCCTATTTGGTATGTATTTTTACACTCGCATGCAATAACATCTTTTATCCACTTCGATTTTTCGCAAATGAAATCTTTGAAATACAATGGATTAGCAATATGCGAGTTCCCAAATTCATTTATTTTTGTGTCGTCCATAAATCCTCCTGTTTTGAATAGATCTTTTATCATATTGTATGCGTGTGTGTTATTGTAATATTGTGTTATTTCAAATTTAATTTTATTACATACATTGTTACCTGAGGCAGCATCTTTGTAACCACACGCAACAGCTGTTGCGTGCAGTGCACATCTTCCATCTGCTGGAACAGACATCAATCTCCATGGCAACTGTTGCATTTATTATCTGCATGTATAAAAATGAATTATATTGGTACATTAATACTAATTCAAATATCGCTGATTGTTTTGTGGGAAACAACAAGTGTTATGCTCGTACGTATGGGTTTACTTGAATCAAACTATATGATAGTGTTTTTGATAATACTTTCTGCATTTTCTTACGTTTTTTTGGAAAGATATTTGAATACGATACGGAAATGATTGATTGTCCTGATTTCAAAGAAAAGAAACACAAAGCAACTATAGGTATATGATAAAAAATGACCGCCATCAAAAGTTGAACCGGCAACAAGGTATGAAAGTCACTAAAATTCAAACTGCCAGAAGAATGCAACAAGCACGTAGAATTGAGGAAGCGCGCAAAAGGGAGAAGGAAATGGAACGCATTGTACGCGCACTTAAAAAACATCCACCTTTGAAGCGTTATCTTGAAACTAAGCGGTTCCCGGGAAAAGCAATAAATAGAACCCTTAATAATCCTGATATCAAGAGATATTTGAATTTAAAAATATTGAAATCACAAAAGAAGAACTAAAACAAAATGAAATCTAAAGAGTTCGAAGCGTACGGCTCCCATGCCTCCGCCCCGAGCTCGCGCCCCTCGACCGGCTTCGTTTTGGTGACTTTGACCATTTTTAGTGGTTGAATTAGTTACTTTTAAGGAATAATTTTAGAAGTTTTTCAGGAATCTTGTACTTTTCTCTTGGCAAAAATTGCCGTCCTTCAAAGTTGTATTGTGCTTGTCCATTGCCAATATTATGAATGTGTTTATTTGTTCCTGGTACTATGTAGGGACACTTACCGGCCCCCTGGCACATCTTAGTTTTGGCTTCAACATTTGTCCAAAAACGTGTTCGCTTTCTATACGGTAGACCATAACAACAATAATCTGCATCCACATAGGGTAAACTTTTCATAAATTTTTGATCTTTCAGAAGACCTGTTTGGGGATTTTCAATTATCCATTTCAAATTGGGATTCTTTTTGAGTGCCCATTTGATTATATTTATAGATTTAACAACAAGTTTGTTAGCTCCTTTGATGTCCCGCGGTGCTCTCGTCTTAGCGTGTGAATATTCTGTACAGGGTGGGGAAGCCCATATAATATCAGGTACCCATTTTGCTAAAACATTTTCGGGATTGAAGTTCAATATGTCAGTTTTGAAAGTCAGTGGTGGTGCTTCTTTCAACTGGGTTATGTCTAATGACTTTACGTCATACCCTAGCTGTTTCGAAAGTTTAGTGACTGATCCACTGCCTGAGAACAAATCGAGTAACTTTTTTGTCATATAGTACTCACATATATAATCTTTGTTCAAAATAATACAAGCATGCTGTTGCTGGTCAATGGGAATAATTCTCTTGATATATTTAAAGCTCTCGTTCAAATATTGGAATCCAAATGTTTTGAGTTATTCGGAAAAACAATGATATTATCACGATCTAGATTGGAAAAAGATGTAGAACCATTGAAAGAGTTTTTTTACAATTTAGGTATCATATTATGTATTGAGTTCACTGATGATATTAACATGAAAGAATACAGTAACAATTGTATATTAAAAGACTACAAACTGTGGATAGAAATGCCATGTAGAACTAATTTAGCTATAAGTTTTGACTATGCCTGTCATAATTCTAAGCCACGCCATCTTGAGTGACTCTACTGGATCTCATTTCTGTATGTTCCTTCAACAGATTTTCCCAACTTACCTTTTTTTTCCTTCCACCATCGTAATAAACTGCAACTTTTTCATTTATCAAATGTTGAGATAGGTCCTCTCCAGATGGCGTGGTTATTCTCACGAGAAGCCTACCATATTTATCGTATTGAGAAACCTTCACGCCTACTATTTTGTTCAAAATCATCTTCTTGACTATATCCCTTGCTTCCCTTGCCAGGGATTTTTCCGCACTGTATCGGCTTCTCAATTCCGGTGTGTCTACTCCCAACAATCGAACACAAAACCGTGTAGCGCCATAGGGGGGTGTAAGTACAACACCCAAGTGAAACGTATCTCCATCATAGACTCTAACACATTTTGCCTCAGTCATCATTGGCATAAACCTTTTGCATTCTTCATAAGAAAGTGATTCCATGTTTATACCATTTTGATACATTTTATTTTATAAAATGTCGCCAAAACACATATATAGTCACGAAGATGCCAAAAAATTGAGACGCCTGGGGAAGAGTGGAGCGCTGATTCTGCGCGTTGAACGACTCAGTGATCCACAGCCACATTGGCGGCAAGAAACGGCGGAGTCAGATCGCACCAGAAACAGATGAATGTCATACCAGTGGGCCAAACGTCCTGCTCGTCCATGTTCACATCTCCCAGACTTGCCCCCCCCCCCCCCTGCCCGCAGTCCCTCAAGGGTGTTTCCTGCGACATCATCGTGCTGAAGGAAGCGGTAAGCAACCACGCACCCCCCCTCTGATGGACACCACTGACGTTCTTGTGTGTGTGCACAAGTTTCACAAGTACACAAGCAGTCCGTCCCGGGAGCTTAGTCCTCCTCCTTCTCAATGTCACCATTCGCGATATTGTCCAGGAACATCATCAACTCGCCGACGGTACCAAAGGTCTGCACACTGATGAACGGCATGTCGTCTTTACGCCCTTCTTGTTCATAGAGAAAAACCTCCAGTGTGCGGCTGTCCGGAGGGAATGACACGGACACAGCCTTCACACCATACTTGACGAACAGAGGCGCCCCTTCCTTGACGTCGATCTGAAAACAAAATGGCATTATGAAGTCGGTAACGGCTTCAAGTTTAGGAACAGTCTTGTAATTCACAAGGTGCTCCTCCAGTTTCTGCACTGTGATGAGAATTGTGTTGATCTTAGTGCACTTGACGTGGCACTCCACCATTCCCGTCAACATATCGCCCATGTCTTCGAGTCGGTTGGGTTTGACCGGTTGGGTTTGACCGGTTGGGTTTGACCGGTTGGGTTTGACCGGTTGGGTTTGACCGGTTGGGTTTGACCGGTTGGGTTTGACCGGTTGGGTTTGACCGGGGGATGGCTCTCGTTATGGATCACCAGGTGGACCCTATCGACATGCTGTCACAGATGGATCTTGAAGACACAATCCGGGAACTCGAAGAATATGAAGTGTGCGAGTACATAGATGCGCTTCTCATAGAACAAGAAATCAATGCGGGTGGCGACGACAACGACGGATCCCTTGAGTTCGAGGCCGTCTGGATGTCAACAATCAGCACAACAGATACACCTGTTCCACGAGTGGTACACCCACAAACGGAGTCAAAGGCAAACCTTATAAATAAGCAAATCAAGTACTTCTCCAGGAAGAGTTCCTGTCATGCTGCACACCAACTTGGGCTCCCGTTGATCTTGTCTTTCAACGGTAACTTTTCATCCACTGGTCCTTTGCCCCACTGCGGCTGCAATCATTGCGAGACGTGTTTTCATAACAATGTTCTCTCACTACGGAGGCTCATGTTCCATCAAAAAAACGATGGCATGTTCGAGGAGACACGCCTTTCATCTTGATTCAGAGCCGGTGATGGGGTTGTTTCAGGTGTCACTTGTGACGCACTGTCGCCAAGACTAGATGTATCGTCTTGAGAAACCGAGGACCCATCGGCCGAATTTTTTACCGATTCACTTACAGAGTCATTGTTGTTTTCGTTGTTAGTGTCTGAAAAATCAAACATACTTTCTCCATCATCGTTTTTGTTTGATTCGTCCCCATTTATAGACTGATTATCATCATCATCACCAGTGTTCATCTTGTTCTCATTAGCAATGTTCATGAATTCAGCTTCAGATGTATCATCAGAAGGGGAATTTTCTTCACCTGCATTTTCTTCATCTGTATTATTTTCGTTTTTTTCTTCTTCATCATTCATGATGTTTCGGACAACATCATTTACATTCACACCATCAAGCCCCCATGACAGCAGATCGGACCATTCAATACATGCCAGACATGCATTTTGTATCCCCTGTTTTACTAATGGAGACAATTCCACCAGGTTCATCTCTTCTAAAACTGAACGGTTGTCTATTAGGATATTGGCACATTGTATGTAAACATGATGAAGAAAAGTAGCATTTGCCGGTATGGTCAATGGAAACTCTTCAGTATCTTTTCGCATGTTTATTACTGAAAGTACTTTAACTTTCATAACAAATAATGCAGTAAGTAACTTTTGCAAGAATGGTATTTTCTGAAGTATCCTTCTCACTTCCTCATCTAACAAAACTTGGGTCCAATTTTTTACGTCTTTTAGCAACTGGACTGTAACATCGGTCTCGTCCATTTCACTGTTATTCTGCTGAGATATCTCTCTTGCCTGCTCTCTTATACTTAGAATTCCTTCCAAAATCAAGGGTTGAATGGAGTGTTCTAAAAATGTTTCAAGACTCTCCAAACATGAAGCATTGTCTCGTTGACTACTCATAATGATAATTCGCCATAATTTATTCTCTTGAATTATTACGTGCTATGTTAAAATCGGCGTAAAACTTTTTTTAAAAAAATCTCGATCGACTTTTTGAAGTCAAAAAATTTTTTCCACCAAAAAAATTTTGACTTTAAAAAAAAATAAAAATTTTGAGTGCCCCCCCCCCCCCCTTTATTTTTTTCGCGAAAGATTTGTAGACAATATTTAAGGATTCTGGTAGGAGGGACACCAGTGTAACAAGTGGCAGGAGAAACAATGTCTTGTACAAGGAATTGTACAAGGCTTGTACAAGGAATTAAAGACAATAAATATCTGATATTCATAGTACATATGCCAACAACTACATACAAGAAACCCCGAGTCTGTGAGTGTACATATACAACATCTGATGGTGGTAACTGGTCTAAACATAAGAGACTTTGCAAGCTGGTGAAGTCTGATAAGGACGCTAGGATAGCATCACTAGAACAACAACTAGTTGCAAAGGATCAGCAAATGAAGGAACAATTGGAGGCTAAAGATAGACAAATCGAGGAACTTATCAAGGTGGCGAAGAAGCCGAGAGTTGTGAATAACACAACGAACAAATATGTCGTGGAACAGAATGTGAATTTGTATGGAGAAGAGTCGATTGACCATATTTCTCCTGAGCAAATTCAAGCGTTACTTGCGGATCCTGCAAATGCAGTACCTCAGTTCATTAAGTTGAAGCGGAGGGCACCGGGAGGTGTGAATCAAAATTTGCGAGTGCCGAATCAGAAGCGTGCAATCTATCAGGTAGTTGTTTCTGGAGATGGTGATGAAAAAGAGTGGGAAAATAAGGCAAAAGGTGACATTCTAGAAGAGTTGTATGATGTGAACAGCGGTCATCTAGAAGCTGAGGCAGACGAGGAGACGAGAATTGGATCGAAATTTTTGGACCATCAAGAAAGAGTGAAGTCATCCGCTGGTGGCGAAGATGGTGGAAGAAAATATAAAGAGCAGCTTGACAAGATTCACTGTGTGGTTAGTCTATGATATCTATAAGTCCATATTTGAGGCAAGTTTCTGAATCAAGGTACTTGTCTAATGCAAGGAGTTGTTTGAGTGATTGGAGGTCGAAGTTTGATTTTTTCATGTATATGTCTATGAGCTCTTCTGGACGAATGGAAACAATCAAGTGTGAAGTCTTGGTAACACTTTGCGCATGTTTTTAGTTTCCTCCCGTCCATCCACCCTTGATCTGCTTCTAACTCTTGAAGTGCTCTGCGATGCGCACTTTGACCATCCGAAACAGCTGACATGTTTCATTATTTATACGTGTCTCAAAAATATTTAAATAACTAATTAAGTTTCCTAACCACACCTGCGTTGCGTTTGGCCTTTCGCTCTCGTAAGGCTCTCTCGTCATGGTTTTTGTCGTAATTATCGCGGTGGTACTGCCACAGGCGGTCGGACCCTATTCTGAAATTATAAGAAGCGGCTGCCTTGTACCAAAACAACGCATCTTCGGGATTTGTACTTTTTACTGTTCGATCCAACACCAGCAGCTCGTAGTTTTGTGTACAAGAATCCATCACTTTTTCGAATACTCCGAAGTTAGGGAGCATACCCAAGAAACTCTCGTAAATCTTTCGTCGATAACTGATGATATTTTCACGACATACAAAAACATAACCTGCGTTGCCTCGCAATGCAATGTCAAGACCCATGCAGTATTGAATTGTCAACATGACGAAAATGTTCCAATGCCTTCCGTTCATGAACAGCTTTCTGAGAGTTTCGGTGCGAGATATTCCGGACTGGAACATGCAGTCGTCGATGATAACAAACTTTCGCATAGCTTTTTCTTCTTTTTTCTTTTTTGCTTCAAGTATGGCAACGTCCTGTAGTCTGTTGTTTTTTTTGCAATATTCAATATTTGTATCTATTTGTTCAAGTGATTTCTTTTTACGTTTTTGTATATCTATCATTTCTTCAAGTTTTTGTGGTTCCCATCCATTATATATGAATAAATCTGGTACGTGCCTAGACCAGTAAGGGTCTCCTTCTTCTGTTCCACTCATTACTACACCCGCCTGGATGTCTCTGTTGTGGTATAATATTGATGTAACAGCGTGGCTCTTTCCGGTACCTGAGCCTCCAATAAAAATACATGAGCGTGTTTTATCCATATGTTCTGTGTTAAATTTTTTTATGTTATATTCGAAACTGGCATTATTTTGGCTCATCTACGTTAAGAGTTTAAAAAATAAAAAGGAAGATGGACGATTCAAATGACACCAAGTTTACGTGCATCGCAAATGGTGGGGAGGTACCATTCTTTGATTTCATTCGGCTGAAAGCGTTTGCGTTCAAGAAGCAGTGGTAGGGCAGGTGTCAGGCGATCAATGTGAATGCTCATTCGTTGATAATTCTGCATTGTGCATACACGATTTTTTTGACTGCTTGCTCACAGTAAAAAATCCTAATGAACGCGCCAACTTCACTATGTCCTTTGACAGTTGAATATTCTTTTGGTGCATTTCGTACTGGTTCCCAGAAGGATAATGTCAATCAGACCAGCAAGTACCTTTGCGCGAACTTCTTGACTGTTGTTCATTCATGAAGATTTAATAAAAATATATACACCATTTGAGAGTACACATGTGTAACCCAAAGCAAACCCTACCGTCTCGACATATATTGGTATCGTCAGTCTCTGCGTGTCAAAACTCGCGCTCTCCCACCCGACACAAGACGCCCCGGCTTCAATGCCGGATACTGAGTGTGCGAATGGTCACATACAAGAGGCGCACGACAAGGCGGAGCAGGCTTCCCTGGAGAAGGACATGCGCGACCTGCTGGCTGTGCGGAAGCCCACCGCAAAGCAAAACAGCGAATACCGCAAACTGAAGGCTCGGCACGTGGCCGTTTTGGAGAAACAGGCTGGGGGGGATCGAGCCTGTGTCGAGCCCGTGTCGAGCCCGTGGCCGGGCGCCAGCATGCTCAAGCCCGCCCCACCTGATAAGACCGACGTTCCTCGCAAGGTGGCATCGACTCTCTTCGATGATGAAGACGATGGTGACGAGGACGAAAAAGAGCCAATGCTGCCCGAGTTCACCTCCTCTGCGGTGTTCGCCCGTGCCAAGGGCTATATGCACCGCTTGGTGGGTTGGCGCCTGCCGCGCCGCTCCCGGCCCAGCTGTCGCCCCATTGTGTATACAACTGTATACGCACACCCCCCCCCTTGCCCAGCGACCGCCCCACAACCCGATCAGTCCGCGCATTGATGCTCTAAACGATCGACCAAAGTCAGGCGTGGGCCGGTGGATGACTACCACCTGGTACGGGTGGGTAGTAGTGAGATTTATCGGGAAGAAAACTCAAAAGTTGATCAGACTTTTTTGGGCCCTACAACCCACACTCCATATACGCCTACGGATACACACCAACCGGACTCCTTAGCAGAGACCCCCACACGGGTGCTTAGGGAAAGCCACCAAGCCCAATGAAGTCTTGCAGCAGTTCATCGACATCGACCCTCTCTAGCCACTCGTCATCCAGTTTGTGCTCAACCGGGATCATTTTGTAGACAGGAACCTGTCGTGGGGTACCCTTGGCATTGGTTGGAGTAGTCGATTTCTGCAGCCCCTGTGCAGTCTCTGGAGTCATGGGGCGACGGCGGAGATTCTGTCGCCCCATGAATTTTTCCCGAGTGATGATGATGTAGTCAGTCGTTAGGCAGTTTCTGACCGCATGTACAACACCATTGCAGTAAGGCATGTTGCCCTGATAAAAGTAAGCGTATGCGTCCTGTGCAGACTGAGAGGCAACAGTGTATGCTGGATTGGCGACGAGAGTGTGAGGTGACGATGTGTAGAAGACGACACCGTTGTCCGAATCATAGATGACAGTGTTGAATGGTGAGGCATACGGACGTGTTTCTGCCTTGACGTAGGCAAACTGTCCTTTGAGCGGTACATAGAGGCCAGCGTGGGGTCCCTCGGACACGACCACTGGGTGCTTCATGAACGGATGCGCGCACCCTGACTGCGAGATCTCTTAACGTCAGGTCAGGCAGTCTGGGTTCGACTCGATCGGGTCTGAATGGTATACACATGCGTACCCCATTAAGATCGGCCCCGCCCGGCTCAAACCCCAACCGGCTCACACCCCCCCGAGCCGTCTCCAATCTCCCGCTCACTTCAAACGGCATTCTGTGTTGCCAATGGTGCTCTCTCCTGTGCCCGACCGCGACTGGACCGACCCTGTGTGGAACATAACGATTCCTCACTCTGAGGAGAACATCCTCACATCTCTCCGTCTCAAGAACGAGCGCGGCCGCGGTTGTCACAAGGTCGAGGATCCAGCGCTTCAGCAGTTCTTTGTCTCGACGACGACAAACATCTTGTCCAAGTTGTCTGAGTCTGAGTCTGCGAAGATCGACTTTGAGAGCATATCGTCTTCGTGCGATCTCAAAGGGGTCAATGTGACGATCAATCAGTGCACAGTAAGCTCCACCCCTCCGCCCTGCGCCTGTGGGCGTGCTGTTTTTTTTGTGTACTGAGTGCCCATCGTATGTGTTGAATTTGGCAGGCTATCCAGTGGCATTCGGGCAAGAATCCTGATGAAATCGATCATGAGACGACAGGTACAGATGACATGAAAGGGTACATCCTTCTGACAGACGGGTGTACTGCTGTCAAGGCTTCTCACGGCAAGACGCTGATGAGCAAGGAGCTCCGCATCCAGCTGGTCTATTCTCAGCCGGGTAGCGAGGAGGTTCGCAAGCTCACGGTCTGGTACTGGCCGAAGATGAAGCAGCCACGGGCTGCTTTGATCATCACGTGGGCGGATCCTCCGTGCCCGTTCGACACCTCGCACAACTGGAGCGCGGTCAATGGCGAGTCTCTGTTCAACGGTGGGTTCTCTCAGTACGCGATTCTGACGGAGGCGGCTGACGTCAACCTGTTCAAGCCGAGCAAGTGGATGTCGGAGTGCCCGTCCAGGGCCGTGCATCCGTCTGATGTTGGGGGTGGCGTCCGCGAGATCGAAGAAGATGATGATGATGATCTTTCATTCATGGTGGACAATAACGAGACATACATCGTCATCAAGAAGCCGATGAAGGATGGCGAATACATGGAGGTGAAGAAGAAGATCATGACGTGTGTGTTCTCGAACTTCGAGGGCATGTATCGCATTGTCTCGGATCGAGCTATGAGCGAGTCCGTCTACGAGTTCTACATCATCATAAAAGTCAATCCGAAGGGCAAATACCACACCAAGACTATCCTCGATGCAACCGAGATTGATGACAATGAGCTATCGAATTACAAGCTGGTCAAGTTCCCGATCAGTCTGCGGCAAAGCGACACGAAAACCATCACGCACTTGTCGGAGAAGATGGGGAGCTTCTGGCCCCCCCTTGGCAATGTGTTCACCCGTCACTTCAATTTGATGTACTTTCGTGATCTTCTTGCTTCAAAGACGCAGCACTTCCTTGCGAATAAGAAGATTCTGCGTGCGATCGACAACTTCGGCTTTCAATACGGCACGACTCACAGTCTGTCTGCGGGACTCTTTTGTTTTGCGAATTGCGTCATTGATGCAGCTACTGGGCGTATCATCACTCACAAGGAGGCTGGGTACAAGTTAATGCACGAGATCTTTGCCGAGTCTCAGCTGTCTCCGAACTTCTACCCATGGATCTGCCCGGTTGAGGACAACCTCATTCGTCTACGATTCTTGCGCACTCTGATTCATCTTGCGAAGAAGTTTACTGGCGTCAATTTCCAGGCGTTCATGGTGACACTTTCGAGCTACTTCTGTGCCCCGAAGTTCGAGTTCATTCAGCGGCAGATGTTTGGCGTTTTCATCAAGGTTCTGACTTCTTCGGAGGGGTCAACGGGTAAGACCGAGATGATCAAGATGCTCAATGCGCTCTTCGGCATGAACACGAAGGCAATGTGTGCTTCTGCGACCGACGCTGGACTTTACGAGATTCTGGGCAAGATTTTCTCCTGCATTCCGATCTGCGTGGACGATCTGAAGACTGGTGGTGAGAAGGGCAACAAGCTTGACGAGACCATCAAGTCGCTCTATGATGCCATGGTTCGTGTCGTGTACAAGAAGATGCGGAACAGCCGGTGTCAGCTCATGGTGACGACCAATACCGTCTTTTGCCCGAACGACCAGCCCGTGCAGAGCCGTCTTCTGCTTCAGACTATCCGGAAGATTTCATCCTTCGACACTTCTCTTCTTTCTCATTGGCGAAAGATGCAGTCGATTGCGTCAATGCTCTGTGTCGACATCTTGGGCTTTCCTATCAACAAGATTTATGTGCAAGATTGTATCGATTACATGACGTGCATCCTCGCCAATAAATGCATCGGAACTCGCTCATCTCAGAATTGGGGGCTTGCGCTCTACTACCGCATCCTGGTGCAGAGGCTGGTCCCTTGCGAGACGTCAGAGTGGGACGACCTCTTCCGTTACATGGCTCGCGAGATCTGCCGCATCACCATCGAGTACTCTTCCGATTCTGGCATCATTGACAAGTTTTCTAGCTGCTTTCGTCATATGGTGATTCGCAACAATGGCATGGATCCGGAGGGTACTTGCTTTGGATTGCATAATCTTCGCCTGCTCTCTGATGATGAGAAGGAGCGTCTTGATCTGGATGTATCGCTCGGATACTACGCCTTCGATCTCGATCACATTGTGGACATAATGTCTCGCCGCTTGCTGATGAAGAAGGATGAGTTCAACCTCAAGGGGATCCGTCTCATGTTCAAGGGTCAGCTTAAGAGCGAGGGCGTCCGCGAGGGCTTCGTCAAATTCTACAAGAAAACGCTCATGTTGCAGCACCAGAAGAACAGTGAGCGTCAGGCTACCGAAGATGATTTCGAGATTATGCACGAGGAGAACAAGCACGAGATCTACTGCTTCATTGTCCCCCGAATGATTCTGGATCTCACTGCGAATGGCGAGGACGAGCTGATCGACTTCCGCAACATCACGATTGGGTGGGGGCGCAATTTCTATCAAGAAATCATCAACGACACGTGGAAGGGGTTTGATGACCTGCGGAAGCACCCGCTCTATCAGATTGCCGATGAGGAGGGCCTCTGGCAGGCTGACAACTGGAGCGACCCGGAGTACGAGAAGCGTCAGTTCATGATGATCGACAACATGGCGAACCTGTATCGGCCCGAAGGCACGATTGCATGGCCACGCGAGGATCCGAAGGTCGACTGGACGGATGACTTCTACTCTGGTCACTCTTCCGTCACGCAGGATGCAGCTATCAATCGCATGAACTTCGAGAAGGCACAGCAAGAGGCAGCAAGCGCCAGGGCAAACGCGCTCGACAAGGAGGACGACGACGAGGAGGATGAGGATGGCCACTCGCAGTTCGAAAAGGACTCTCTCTTCGAGGACGATCTCGGTGACCGCGATGCTGACCCGTGGAAGGCGTGGGTCGCGAGTGAACACGGCACGGCTGACGACCCGAAGCAGTGCCCGGCATGCAAGATCACCTACAGCACTGTCATCCGTCCGGAACGCCTTCTCTGTGGCACGTGCTACTCGGCCGAGTACAAGACGTTTCAAGAGGCCCTCAAGGACGTGGATGGCGAGCTTGAGGGCGAGGGCTCGAAGCGCCAGAAGCTCGGTGCGGAGGCTGCGCTCGGAGACGAGGACGAGGAGGACGAGGACTACGAGGACTACGCCATGGAGGGCGTGGGAGGGTACGAGGACCTTGATGAGGAGGACGAGGATGAGGACGAGGATGAGGACGAGGAGGACGAGGGGGCGCACGACTTCGTTGTGGAGGACGGGGGCGCTCAGCAGCACGAGGAGGATGCCGGCGAGGAGACTGAAGAGGAGGATGACGAGGACGAGGAGTAGAGTTAAAGATATCGCAATCCTCGTGCATAGAGAACATGGATGATGTGGGAGAAGTGGGAGAAGCGTCGGTGATTGGTAGAATACTCGATAAAATGAATGGGTTACATAAGAAAGAAACGAGTACAAAAAAGTACTTCAGGAAATCCTTTCCAGAAGAGTTTCACCCTCGCAAACATCAATTGTACATATCGTTTACACCAAATAACGATCTGTTTTTCAGACTCAGATCACAGGGCGTTCCAGTCTTGACAGCTTATTTTCTGTGCGAGCCTGCTAATGTTACCAAACTGTATAGACAGCTTCAAGAAAAAGAGTGTCTGCAAAGAGAGGATGCGCTTTTCTTAATAAAGAATATATGATTCCTTATTTTAGAATGAAACGACTTGTTATATTAGATTTGGATTTGACCCTCATACATTCTGTAACAAAAAAAACTAACATACCAGAATTTTTTACAATAAATTATTTGAATCAAGGGGAAATTTATTATGTTCACAAACGAAGATATCTAACTCAATTCATAAACGAATTAAGAAGTCTAATTTACAAACATCCTACCTTGAAAGTTGCAGTATGGACTGCAGCTCAAAGAAATTATGCAATGAAAATTATGGACAGAATATGGCCTACATGGAAGAATGAAATATTGTTCCTCAAGTCTTATTCAGATTGTTCGGTTCTTCCTGGAGGGGATATTGTAAAGGACATGACGAAGCTACCTCAGGGTTATGACACTTTGTTGGTAGACGATAACACACTACATTACACAATCAATACTGCGAACTCCTTCTCAGTATGGAAGATAAAACCTTTTCATTACAGAACCATAGATTCAGAACTTCTTGACGTATTGAAATACATAAAAGATGTTATAAAGCATGATGTTAGATTTTCAGTCCGACCAAAAACTCCAAACAAACTATATCCAAAGAGAAAATATAGCGTTTCCCTACCTTAGGCGTAGCTCCTTCAGAGATTTAGGTGTAGATCGGGTGTAATTACCTAAGTAATCATGAAACATTAAATTACATTTTTGGAATTAAATTTCTCACCCCCTAGTAAAGTATATTCAGCAAGCTGAGTCAAGTATGATCAATTCTGAATGGACTAAAATTAATTTAGCTTGTGTAACTGTAGTATTTCTTCAAGCAATTAAAACTGTTTTAAAAGGTAAAATCGCATCCATTCCTTGGTGCGGTATTATATTCATCAAGTAACTTTCTCCGTCTGCTTGTAGAGTTGCTAATGTTCTCAATTAGACTGTTGGAATGTAAAATAAACTGGGAATCAGTAATGAGATGAAAATTGAATTTGTTTCGTAAGAGTGTCGAGACTACTTATTACAGTTGCGACATGACAAAACTTATCTGAAAGATGTGCAGGAGAAACTAGCCGACATGCTCCTGTATGCACTCACAGAATGGCGAGTAAAAATTATTTTACACGCACATTTTTGTATTAAAGACAATAAAAAAATGTTGATCAGAGTCGGGTCATGATAGGGGAATTCACCATCATGTTACACGACTCTCGTGGTAAGGGTTAGGTATTGACCTGGTTTCGGGGTCGAGAACCCTGGTGGTATAGATGTGGCGGTTGACCACATCAGATAGACCAGCCAGGAAGCGGATACACGTAGGTGTACGGTTCATGGAACGTCCTGTTAAGGGGTAGTATATGAACCGAGCAAAGAGTCGGGGACCCACAATGGCCGACTCCCCCCCCCCCCCCCCCCCCCCCCCCCCCCCCCCCCCCCCCCTCCTCCTTCTTCCTTCCCGTTTCTAACGTATGTGTGTGTTCACAGGTGCGGATCATTTACTACTTTCGACACCAAGTTCTTCAAGTACGCATCACTGGTGTAATGGTCAGCATGTAGGCCTTCCAAGCCTGAGATTCGGGTTCAATTCCCGGGTGATGCAAAACGTTCTCTTAGCTCAGTGGTTAGAGCGCAGGTCTTATGAGCCTGATGTCGCCGGTTCGAGCCCGGCAGGGGACAATCGGTGTTGAATTTCACCCTAAAAAATTCAACCATGTCTTGATGCCCGAGTGGTCTAAGGGGCCAGACTCAAGTTCTGGTGTGGCAACACGCGTGGGTTCGAACCCCACTCAAGACAATACAGAATGAAAGTAATTGCATTCAAAATGGGGATGTAGATCAATTGGTAGATCGCTTCCTTTGCATGGAAGAGGCACCGGGATCGAAACCCGGCATCTCCAGTATGCTCCTATGGTGTAATTGGTCAACACTTGGCACTTTGAATGCCACACTCGAGGTTCGAATCCTCGTGGGAGCTTTTTATTGTTGAAAATTTAAGATCTTCCAGTCTTCTATGGCTTCTTGTGCAAGTTCTCTTGATTCATTGAGATGTGTATCTGGTTACTTTTAAAGTGCAAATAAAATATTGTGTATAGTTTAAATGGTAAGCACAACAGAATGCAATTTTAATTTGACCAGGGCTGGGTGTTTGGAGTTTTGCTCAAATCCAGATAACAGATGTAGTGATGATAGTAACGTTCAGTATTGTGTAGCAAAGTTCAGTAAGGCTAGGGAAGATTACCCTGATTTGGACGATGTAGAAAATTTGAATTTGAACGTTCCGGAGTGCAAATGTTTGTTGATGGGGCCATCCACACGTTTGGAAAAAAAACTCGAACTAGTAAATCATGGGAATCGTGCCTGTTGGTCTCCATACTGTCGTGATGGTTCTTCTGCTAAGTTGGATCAACTTTCAAAACCCTCTTGGTGGATAGATATGCAGAACTGTGCAGCGATTAATTTTTGTATAGTAGATATGAATGATACTAATATCAACCAGTATGGTAATAGTATACTTCATATCAACAATTGTAATGATGAACAGAAAGAGAAGAACGCCGGTGAGGAGGATTTGCAAAGTACAGGGGCTGAGATAGACATGCATAATTCAAACAGTGGTGTAGAAATTACTGATGGTATGAAGTTTGCAATTGCAGGCGGTATTTTGCTTTTATTGTTATTGATAGCCTTGAATTTTTCCAGTGTAAAAAAACTTGAAAAGACTCTGAAGGAAATTAAACAGGAAATTAAACAGAAAAATAAACAGAAAAAAAGCATAGCTTCTAACAGACAAGAAATATTTGGATAAAGAATTTAAACGCTTTTGGCCTTCACCTTAAATATAAATAATATAATATATTAAATGAGTAATCGTATTGAAGAATATTTTAAAAAAGATGCTCAACATTTAGAGTACGGATTCATGGCTTTTATGGCCTTAATTTTTATGAGACTTTTGAGCGAATCTTTAGCCGCTAAGACAAATAGACAAACAAAGAAGAACAAGCTGCTCTTTGAATCAATGAAGATGAAATATATGGCTAAGATGTCAATGGCCGCTGCTGCTGATAGGGGGGGTGGAGGTGGAGGTGGGGGATCGAATAAAAAATAATATATCAGGTGGCTTTTTGAAATTATCTTGCAGATTAAGATCCGAAGTGGCACCACGTGTTCGATAGTTTAACATGCTATTTGATATCTGCATTTTATTTAAAGACAATAACGAAGCACAAAAAAACTATGCCAACAAGAGTTCCATTGACTAATCTGAGAGATTCTCTCAAAGGAGGTGCCCCCCTTTATGTAGGAGGAGACAGACTAAAAGGCGAGACGATTACCACGCCACGACAGTTTCTTGACGATACCGATCAATATTTTGAAACAAATATCAATCGACGAGGCCTGTTAAGTATTGTTCACATACCCCCTGGTGGAATTGGTACAGTAGATTTCGTGACATTGTTCATGAGAAATAGTGGAGCAGAGAGAGCATACGTGAATGTGTACATGGGTTCAGATATCTCTGTTGAAATGCGCGTAGCTGGTATTCAATCTTCTTATCCTGTTTACAGTGACGTGCTCATAATTGAAGTAGATGGCGATACCACTTTAACAAGTCAATTGTCTGCTAATAATGAATTATCTGTATCCATTTTGCAATCAGATCAATACGACATTTCATTGACTCCAACTGTTGTCTTTGACCCCCCAGTGGATGGTAATATGAATGCATTTGTTAATTTATCGTCATCAGGATCTATATCTTCTATTACCGTAGTAAATCCAACATCTCACTCCTATACGACTCCACCTTCCGTTAGAATATCGGGTGGCATTATAAAACCGTTTGGTTTTTTTGAATATTCAAACAAAAACACCAGGGTTCTTGCGTCAAGTCAGGCAGGATCCATAACCCTTATTGGTACGCTGTGTAGAACAGAATTTGCAAGCAATGTGACTCAACCAGGTGATGTGATTTTATTGAATAATGAAGTGAGAGTCGTTCAGGAAATCAATTCAGATACGAAAGAATTCGTCATAGATTCTCCCATAAACAGTTCACAGACTCAGTTTGGAGAATGGTCTTATATTTCTGTACTGAATGCATCTACAGATTCTCATTATCGCATTGGAAATGGTACTTTGAGGAATCAATTTTCATTGGGCTCTAGTGGTATAGTATGTACCTCCAAGCATTATTTGTGTGTTGGAGATTACGTAATTTATGATTCGTCCACAGGGTCCCCTATTTCACGTCGCGTGACAGAAATTCATTCTGATTTTGAGTTCAGCGTTGAAGGAAATACTTTTCTAACATCAACCAGCACGACAGAGTGGAAATACGTCTATCTTTACAGTCAAAGCACCCCCGGTTCGTCTCAACTTCAAGAAGTAAATATCATATCATACGTGAAAACGTATTCTTCTTCCACACAAGATAGCGTTGTTGACCTTCTGGGTTTGGGTGGTAGAAAGATTTATATACAAAATAATAACTTCATGAATCTTCCGGGGAGTTATTTTAATGAATCTTTGTTAGGGAATTCAAGAGTTGTAGAATATGCAACTTGTGCTGACTCACATAACGCAAGAAAAGAAGTTCCTAATGTAATAGATCCATCAACTGTATTAGAAATCATGATCGAACCACAGCCAGCACCAGAAGTGCAAGTGCTTGCCGGATTTCCATTAAATGGGGGACTATCTACAGAAACCGGGAAGAGACCGCTGATTGCAGTTCATCAGAGGGGTGTAGTTGGAAAATCCACACAAGTAGTCTATTGGGGCTATTATATGAGATACAGTCCAGAGTCCACGACAAATTACACACAAGCCATTAACGTATAAGAGTCTATACATAACAACCGAGTCCACTCTCCAGTCACTCGCCTACTTGAGGCCCGCGCGGCGGCAGTCGAGGCCGATGGAGTTGATGCTGATCAGCCGGCCTCGCGGGCGCCCCGAGGGACGCCTGGGAGCTTGCGCCACGGCAGGAGGATTTTGCTGAGTGAGAAGCGCGTGCTGCCTCGCCACCACCTCCTCGGCTTGCGTAAACGTGTGGCGAGACCATAAGGCCGCGTGCTTCATGAGCGGGGCGATGTCCTCGGCACAGAGCCTCTCATTCCAGATGGTGTCCCTGATGTTGTGCATAGTGAAGACGGTTGTCGGGGGGAAGACCTCGGCATTCAGCCCCCTGTTCTGCTTCATGAAGGAGATACTCATGTCGAAGAAGCTGGTCGTCGTCCACGACTTGCGTGAAGCGGGCGAACGCTGGTCGAACTGAGCTCTGAACTCGGGATCCAGCTGGAGCCGCCAGTCGTTCGTGTCGACCTCCACCCAGGAAGTAGCGCCCCAGTCCTTATGGATAGGGCTGTTCTTATAAGGCGAGTCACCCGAAGCAACATCGCCATCGATGTAGATGTCGCGGTGGAATGCAGGAAGGATGTCCTTGATGCCGTTGGCCACCAGCACGAAGTTGCGGAAAAGCGAGAGGTCTTCCATACGCTTGCGGAAGGGATCTCCAGGGTTGGGCGAGTGGGGATCCCCATGGTGGGAATCATAGGTCAGCATCACATCCGCCCAGATTGCGAACTGATGAGCCGTCAAAGGAGAGTTCTCCGCAAGGTGCTGGTTTTGCGCGCTGATTGTCGAGATATGATGATCCGTGACTTCGAAGCCCGTCGGCATCTCGCTAAGCCAGGTGCACTGCGCGAGTATGTCCGTGGTGACGTTCATTGCATAGGAGTCGAATTGGGGACACCAGATCTTCCGGCCGGTATCAACATCAAGGGTTGAGGAAAGGAGTAGGCGCATCGGGAGGATGATCTCTGCGATCATCTCCAGCTTGACGCGAGGTACCCAATCCGATACCTTGAGCTCCACAGTCACCTTCCGGATCGGAGGCATGCACTTCTCCTCTCCTCCAAAGATGTAGGTATCGAGCGAGCCGATCTCCGGAAGCCGTGGCCACACATCCGCAAAGAGATCTGCCGGCGCGGGCATCAGCTTGCTCAGTTTGCCCTCCGTGACGGAGATGCTGTCCAGGTACTCCTGAAGGTTCTTCGTGCCATGCTCATCCGGCAGCATGTTCCATGCAGGGGCCTCGCTCTCGTAGAATAGAGAGATAGCCTCATTGCGACCGTCATCCCTGATGGCCTGGCTGATGAAGAAGCCGAAGCACATGTCGAGGTAGGCGGCGAACCCCGACAATGTGGGAACCGTCATATGGAGCCTCTTGAACACGTCCTTGTTCTCAATGATCGTGATGTCATTGGAGAAGAGCATCATGAGCTGGATAGCGGAGTGATAGCACAAGTACCGCTTGAGCTTTTCGTGGAAGGTAAGGCGCAGAGCATCGGCGGCAGCATCCTGGTTGAGCACATTGATCCAGCACTTCGACTCATCATCCCACTGCCTGCTCAACGAAGGATCAAGCACCTTCATGATCTCCGCCACGCAGTCGACTGGCATCCGTAGAGTCATCACTGGCTTCGACTTCATGAACGCAGCCATGCTCTTGACGAACTCCTCTTGGAGGGCTGGCCAGATGTCAAGGGAGGCGATGTAGAAAGCAATGTTCACCTGGCGGAGACCGGCGACCCTCTGGAACATGTCGTTCAGCACGTGCGCAACAGGCCCTGTCTCCTCATTCGGGAGGGAACGGGCGAACTCCCGAAGGAGGAAGAGCCGCCCCGCGCAGGTCATCAGAATGAGCTGCAGCGCGGCGCCAGGGATTGTCGTCGGAGGATCGCCGAATCTTTTCGCTTTCACCTCAAGCCTAAGGTCGGACAGAATGGGAGCCTTGGTGCCCGTGCCGAAGAGCGCGTTCTGCTTGTTGACCACACGCAGTCTCGGCCCCTCGGGCTGGGTGTCCATACAGAAGAGAGCGCGGAGGCGCGGCAGCAGCATGATTCGCCTCCGCACGCAGTCGCTCGGGTTTGAGTTGCTCAAGGGTTAAACAAGTGTACCCCAACCACAAGGGACGGCCTACGGGGGGGGGGCGGGGGGGGGGGGTACACATGTGTAACCCTAAGGGTCTGTCCGCAGGCCGTCCTGCAGGACGGCCTGCAGGCCATCCCAGAGTTATCCTCAAGAGATTAGTATAGATGCGTAGTCATGGAAATCTTTAACCCAGGTATTATGTGTGTTCAATTTAGGTAACACTGCAGCATCTATGTATGTTGCTGAAGTTAAAGTTCTTTGTGTGTTTCCCAATCTACCAAAGTGTATAATAACTCCATTTTCTTTTACATATCTTTGCAGACATGAGTCTGGTATAGCGTCAATGAACTCAGAACGTGTCATAAGTACATCACACTTATTAGGAGGACATCCTATGACCAAACTTTTTATGGGGTCAGGTGACGTGGACATAGTTAATTTGTTTTCTTTATTCTCAATACTTAGTTTTGCATTTTTCAATAGTTCTTCAATAACCATCTTTTTCTCATTTTCTTGATCAATGTACATCTGAAATTCTGATTTAGTCAATTTGTGTTTTTTAAAATTGAGAAAACATACCGTACCGTTCTTATTTGAAATAAACGTTTTCAATTGATTTCTCCAGTCATTTGTAGACAGTTCTACTCCTAGTGCGAATTTACCGTCCCAAGATAGGTTTTGAGGCATAACATCTAATATTCTTGTTAATGTGTTATATTCTATCAAATGATCGTTTTTGTCTGTCGATAACAATATATCATATGTTTTCCACTTTTGGATATCTTCACACACGTAAATTTTTTTTATAGAAAGGTGTCTTTCTTCAGCATCGATCCATGGATTCGACTTTATTAGAGTTTGCATTTCGTTCATTTATTAGTATTGATGATAACAAATTATTGCAGTGTTACGCGTCTTTTCTATACTCATATCATAAATGGGAGAAATCGTAGTGTAGATCAAATGAACAATCAAACGAACAATCTTTTATACATATCATTCAATTCACGTAGTCTTTGCTGAAGTGAAGACTTAGTTTGTTTACGTTGTTTCATTTCTTGTATTTCACGTTCGACTTCTGACCTTGATATAGGAGGTCTTCTTTTTATTTCTGTAATCAATCCACTCAAATTCAAATTACCGTATTTTTTTTTTGCCCAATTCACTAGGTTTCGTTCAGGTATAGGGGGGTCTGTGTTTGGCCTACCCTTAATCCGTGCTGTTGTCTCATGAAGATCTTTATTATTTATATATGCCATCCACCTTTCATAAGGACCAAGTCTGTTCAATTGGCGCATTTTTGCACGTATTTCTGTATTTAATCCTTTAATTTCTTCGAGCTCTCCCAATATGTAATTTTTTTGAATACGTATCTCTTGAGCTTCTTTTGAACGTTCAATCCTCCTAAGTTTGTTATTCCGTACTTTACGTGTGGCATTATTCCGTTTCTTCTTTGCATCAGATTCTATCTTTTCCTGTTTTTTCCTCTCGGCTCTCTCAGCTTGATAATCAACGTGCCATTTCCCCGCTTCCGCAGCCTTGTCTTTGACCCAACTCATTAATGGCGCAGAAACCTCCATTATCGATTTTCCTTGTTGCTTCACGGCATCTGTTCCCGCTGCTCCCCTCGCCCTCATAGTCTCTACGTATTCTGATCCTTTCGTCATCGCAGCCCCCGCAACTGCTGCTGCTGCTTCCTGCGCTAACCTCCACTCCTCTGCTCTCTGTGCTGCACGTATCTCTCTGTCTATCCTTTCCCTTCTTTTTTCATTCCTAATCATCACCCCTCTTTGAGATCTTTCTCTCTTGACCCTTTCGATATTTGCATTATTCTCTGCAGCTTGAATCCTCATATCCGTCTCTATTTCCAACCTCCGAACCCTCAGTCTTTCTGCTGCGTTAAATTCTGCCTGTCGCCTCATACGTTCTTCTTCCGCTCTTTTCCGTTGTTGTTCTTGCTCTGCTAGTCTTCTTCGCTTTGCTAGTGCCAGTCTCTTGCGTTGTGACGCCTGCACCGTTGTCGCAGCAGATGCCAGTTTCTTACGTTGTGTCGCCTGCATCTGAGCCAGTCTCCTGCGTTGTGTCGTCTGCACCTTTGTCGCAGCAGATGCCATGCGAGCCAATTTCTTGCGTCGTTTGTTTAACATGTCCAAAAGGTGTTGATCAAGTTTTTCAACTACTCGTGCCTTTTCACGTGCTTTTTTTACTTCATTTCTTTGTTTAATTCTGTGCACATTTGCCGTGCTTCTGAGCTTTCTGATACTTTTTTTTAACATCTTACTTGATTCTTTTTTCCTTTTCCATGTGTTAAAATTTATGCGAGCTTTCTTTCCTCTGTATTTTGTTTGTATATTTGTTGCCGCTTTTCCCCCCAAAACTTTGATTACATCATCAAGTTGCTCTTGTACTTCAATTGGATTATTTGATATGTTTTCATCTAAGACATTTTTTACCAGGTTTGCGAGTGTTATACCACCAAACATATCTGTGAATTTGTTCTCGACTTCTAATTCCCTCACAAGATTCCTGGCTGTGTTAGCTATTTCTAATACGTTATTTTCAGTCTGTCCATATGGTACATAACTGACTCTGACTACTGGTTCTGGGTTGAATGGTTCATAGTTGTTTTCATAATAATTGTTTCCATTATTTCCATAAGTTTCTTTTTTTATGAAATTGAATGCTACCTTTTTCCGTTTTTCGTTTGCTTTTTTTGTTAGTTTATTATTTGAAATCTTTTTGTTCTTTTGTCTTTTCATCATGAGAAAAGCGGTTTGTTTGTTTTTACGTTCTTTTCTCAGACGTGTCTTGTTTTGACGTGGCTTCTGGACCCTAAAAACGGATTGAATTTTAGTCGCGCCTTCTTCTTTGCGTTCCCGTTCTATGCGTTCCGCACGTTCCTGTGCCTCTCTGAGCGCTCTAGCCTCTTCTTTGCGTTCCCGTTCTATGCGTTCCAGTTCTTCTTTACGTTCCTTCGCCTCTCTGCGTGCTTTCGTAGCTTTACGCGCTTGTTGCACTCTTCTGGCAGTTTGAATTTTAATCACTTTATTAGTTTTCTTATTATTGACCATCTCAGGTATAGCGATATTTTTGCTAAGTTGCTTAGGTGTATTGGCAGGTACGATGTTGAGATAAGAATAAGGAGTAGGAGTTGTAGTTTGAGATATTTTTACAGGTTTACCGGTAGTAGGTACAGGTTGAGGAGGACGTGAAGGAAGACCCAGAGGGGGTAGTTTTGGTGGCTGTGCTTCCTTTTCTTTTTTTATGAAATTGAATGCTACCTTTTTCCGTTTTTCGTTTGCTTTTTTTGTTAGTTTATTATTTGAAATCTTTTTGTTCTTTTGTCTTTTCATCATGAGAAAAGCGGTTTGTTTGTTTTTACGTTCTTTTCTCAGACGTGTCTTGTTTTGACGTGGCTTCTGGACCCTAAAAACGGATTGAATTTTAGTCGCGCCTTCTTCTTTGCGTTCCCGTTCTATGCGTTCCGCACGTTCCTGTGCCTCTCTGAGCGCTCTAGCCTCTTCTTTGCGTTCCCGTTCTATGCGTTCCAGTTCTTCTTTACGTTCCTTCGCCTCTCTGCGTGCTTTCGTAGCTTTACGCGCTTGTTGCACTCTTCTGGCAGTTTGAATTTTAATCACTTTATTAGTTTTCTTATTATTGACCATCTCAGGTATAGCGATATTTTTGCTAAGTTGCTTAGGTGTATTGGCAGGTACGATGTTGAGATAAGAATAAGGAGTAGGAGTTGTAGTTTGAGATATTTTTACAGGTTTACCGGTAGTAGGTACAGGTTGAGGAGGACGTGAAGGAAGACCCAGAGGGGGTAGTTTTGGTGGCTGTGCTTCCTTTTCTTTTTTTATGAATGCTACCTTTTTCCGTTTTTCGTTTGCTTTTTTTGTTAGTTTATTATTTGAATTTTTTTTGTTCTTTTGTGTTGTCGTCATGCGAAAAGCGGTTTGTTTGTTTTTACGTTCTTTTCTCAGACGTGTCTTGTTTTGACGCTTCTGGACCCTAAAAACGGCTTGAATTTTAGTCGCGCCTTCTTCTTTACGTTCCTCCGCCCCTCTGCGTTCCAGTTCTTCTTTACGTTCCTTCGCCTCTCTGCGTGCTTTCGTAGCTTTACGCGCTTGTTGCACTCTTCTGGCAGTTCGAATTTTGATCACTTTCACTTTATTAGTTACTTTCTTATTATTGACAATCTGAGGTATAGCGATATTTCGACTGTTGTGCGGTATGCCTGATGTAAGTGCGCGTTGTGTGGTCTGTACATTTTTGCTAAGTTGCTTAGGTGTATTGGCAGGTATGATGTTAAGATAAGTAGGAGTTACAGGTTGAGGAGGACGTGAAGGAAGACCCAGAGGGGGTAGTTTTGGTGGTTGTGCTGGTGGTTGTGCTGGTGGTTGTGCTGGTGGTTGTGCTGGTGGTTGTGCTGGTGGTTGTGCTGGTGGTTGTGCTGGTACCTGTCGTACTCTACTCTGTCTTACTCTAGCTACAGGTACAAACATATCTACTTCTGTTTCATTTTCTGTTTTATCTTCTGTTTTAGATTCTATATTTTGTGTTTTCATATCTCTCATGTACAGACGATTTGCTTCTTTTTCGAGCATGTGAGCCCGTAATGCTTCTGGCATCCATATTTTTGTTTCTTCCTTCTTTTTTATATCAATTTTAGATTTTATTGGAGTTGAAATCATGATTCTTGAGTTCTTTGGTTCAGCGATAACGATTTTTTGTTTTGGTAGTTTAGCCCGTGGCATCTAACTTTAACTTAGAGTAAAAAATTATTGACGTACATTAAATTACCGCTCTGAACCTTTGTTATTCTCAGAGGGTGAAGTGGGCAACTTGGAAACATGAGAATAGATCCAGCTTCTGGTTTGATCTTTGTACCCTGATAAGAAAACTCGAACACTCCTCCCTTTTCTGGTGCTTCTAAGATTATATAAACGCAGATTCTCCTAGAAGATCCATCACTGTCATCATTTAGACTCGAACATTCAATGTGCTCTTTGTAGAAATCCCCTTGTTCAAATCTCAGCATAGTGAACTCTTCTTTTGTGCTCACAATACTGAAGAAATTGAATTTTTCAATAAATGTATCTGTTGCTTGGTCAATGTTATCTTCCATCATATTGTACAACTTTTGAAGTGTTTGGGTGTCTTTAGCAATTTTGCATTTTCTAAATGTTTGATCTACTATTTCTTCAGCTTCATCCAAATCATTGTTATCTATGTCTTCATCATCAATAAGTAATGTCATTGATGGTTTAAAAATTCTACCTTTGTTTGAATCTTTTGATATATACTTGTGGAAATATGCAATAAGCTTTTCGTCAATAACCCTTGGAATGTACATTACAGTTGAAGCTGGCCATTCCGTATCGTCATCCTCTTCAAAGTCTGTACTCTCACCCTCCTCATCCTCATCACCCTCCTCAGCCTCACCCTCCTCACCCTCCTCAGCCTCACCCTCCTCACCCTCACCCTTCTCACCCTCACCCTCCTCACCCTCCTCCTCATCGCTGATCAGCTCGTCAAGGATATGCTGAATATTAGTGACGGGAAAATTCTGCTCGTCCTCCTCCTCCTCGTTCTCATCCTCCTCTTCCTCTTCGTTCTCATCCTCCTCCTCGTTCTCCACCTCCACCTCGTTCTCAACCTCCTCCTCGTTCTCAACCTCCTCCTCGTTCTCATCCTCCTCGTTCTTATCCTCAGAGCCGCTACCAATGGCCTCTTCAGCAATTGTGACAGTTTTTTTCGGTTCTTTTTTCGGTTCTTTTTTCGGTTCCTTTTTCGGTTCCTTTTTTGGTTCCTTTTTCGAATCTTTCTTCGAGCCTTGCTTACCCTCCTTTGGATTCGGTGGTCGCACATCCTCTTTTGGGACCTCTTTGGGATCACTTACCTCGAGAAGAGTTGCACTCTCATTGAGTTGATCGCTAATAGGGGGTGATGTATCATTGGAATTTTCAACCGTTTCAGAAACATCACCGGCATTCTTTCTAAGTGATCTTTTTGACTTTACGGTAGTTGCCATGATATACTATATCTTCAATTTTAATGGGGCTTCTATAACGCGCATAGAACTTAATAAATTTAATAGCGTATTAAATCAATATGCAGATAAAAGATCCAACACTCAGATCTTGTTATTCTCACCCTCTTTTATCAAATGTAGAAGAAGATATTGACGATTACAGAGACAAGCATGGTTGCAATATAACTGAGGAATGCTTCAAGGATATGATATCCAAATACCAGTCTGAAGATCCCGAAGAAGCAAACCTCCTTTACGATCTTTCATTCGAAAACTTTTTGGAAAAAGAAGACTCACCCCTCGGACGTTCATTTGTAGATAGTACTGATAAATTTGAGGGGTGTGGCGATTGTGAATATCCAAGTTATGATTTTGCATTGAAAAATGTAGGTAAAAATTCAGATGATATGTGGGAAGCATATGACAAAACTGTACACAGTTTTGGCATAGAACTATGTAATAATATAACTGATAAAGAAAAGGTATTAGAAATAGGTACCAGGATTGCATTATATCAAATAACGTTTGATGAAGAAACTAGTGTGTGTCTACACACAATAATATTTGTTTTGAAGACATTAGTTCCTGCAAGAAGTAATAGTAAATATCAGAATTCCATAAAAAGGGCAGAATTGTGGCTTCAAGAAGCTTTTCTAATTTGAATTACTTGCTCTGATCAAGTTCTGTGGCTAACTCTCCCGTGGGCAATTCTGGCTCGAACGATCTCTTCGGCATGAAATCAACAGTGGTGTTTGCGAAGCTATTGTTCTCTAAGTTCAATATCTTCGGGTTGGGAAGTTCTGATCTCAAATCATACGAAGCGTTACGCATTGTGTTTGAAGTAGTGTCTCTACCAAGAGCCCAGCCTGCATTAAGGAAGTTAATACTTTGGAGCTTCTCTGGAGAAATAGTCATGAAATCACTATCGTCCATTGCCTCATTTTCGCTTGGCAAAAGTGATGTGCTGATCATTTCGGGTGGCTTAACCTGGCATACGTCTTCCGGATTACGCGATTGAACACCCTCAGCATCTGCATAAATTTTATCTTCCTCGGTGTCCAAAGGATCGGCCACTGGCTGAGGGCCGCCCTCGTTGCCCATATCTAATACTCCACTGTTCTTCACACCCAGGTTAGTGAGACTATAAAACATGTAAGCTACAAGACCCGCTCCCACAAGCTCTCCAACAGATTGCATCTATACTTTGACTATAGAAAAAAAAAGTGCGGTCTAAATACTCAGAGTAATTTATTAACGTAAAGTATATGTCAAAGAATGTTGTGAAGACCGCTGCTTTTGACCTTGCTCAGGTAGGTCTCGCGTGTCCAGAGAAAATCAAAGATAAATTCAGATTCTCTAAGGCTGATGTGCCACTTGTGCAGACATGTGAAATGACGTATTCGTATGAGGGTGAAACTATGGAAATTCTTTGCACTCCAGAGTATGCTGACTTTGTCCACCAAATGGACCACGCTCTTTGCACAGCTATCTCTGACAATTCAGAAGCTTGGTTTGATAAAAATATAACATATGAGCAACTGGAACGCATGTATCGACCTACTTTACAGGGAGGGAGAAATCCGAGGCAGAAGCTCAAGGCTTCCTCGTTCAAAGCTTTCGATATTGAGACCAAACTCATCGATACATTTCCTTCGTTGGGAAGTGGTATTTTCATCTTTAAATTAGATGGAGTGAAGTTTGAGGAAAAGGTATGCGAGGCACAGTGGTCAGTCGTACAGGCAAAGAAGTGTCTACCACCTGCTCCACCCGCTCCAGTCGTTTCCCCTATGTTTGTGTAGAGTGCGAATGGGTCGATCGGGTTTGAGTGGGGTACACACGTGTACACCACGTAGAGGGTCACGAGGGAAGGGGGCCTAGCCTGTTTGGTTCTTGTTTCTTCTCTAAAGTTAAGAAAAGAAAGAAGAACCAGCATGCTAGGAGAGAATATGACATTTTTAATTACACATCAAGCAAGGTGAGATTAGGCAACACGAAACCATTTTTGATTGGTATTCTCTGGGCATATGCTATTGTAATTCTCCCCCTGATGATGTTCCAAATAACCTTTTTCTAGTATACTCCAGCTTGTACGCGGCAACATCCTTGTGTATTGGCTTCTCTCATGATACCAGGACGGCTTTTGAAATCCAAAACCTTGTCTTGCTAATTCTTGAGGTATTTTTATGCTCAAGTGAAAATGTGTAGAATTAGGTATACAAGATACCGAATTCATGAAAAAGTCTTTGACCGCATACTCTTCATTACATGCTGATATTACCGCAATCTTGGGTTCGTGAAATGCCTCATAAACCAATAATGGATGCCATGCAAGTTCCATGAGGAAAGCAAATGCTTTTCCAATATTCATTGCGTGATTAGTGGTTAGCACTTGTTTTCTTTTGAGCAGTAATGCATCGCTTTAAGTATTTATTGAATACTCAAACTACCCCATTGCTTTCCCACTCACCCGTAAACTTGTTCCACTGCTTCCGGTTGCCGTATTGATCCTTTGGGGCTGCTCCGGGTGGTCTCGTGTATGTCTTGGTGGCCTCCTCGTCACACTTTTTGCTTTTCGGTGATCGACCACGACGCTTTTTGTTGCCAGCAACTTCGTCAGCCTTCTTAGCTGGATTGTTGTATGACTCCAGATTATCTCTCTTGCACTCACCTTTCTTCTCTTGCTTCGGAGCAGCTTCCTGAACTCCTGACGTTACTGCACCACCCGAAACTGCACCACCCGAAACTGCAAGCAGAGTCAGAACCGGATCTTCGGAGGGTGGCCAGACTGATGGCCAGGCTACTCCAGGGAATGCCCGCATAGTTTCATAAACTATGCGATCAATATCGTCACCATGGAGGGCTTGATTCTCAAAGCGTCTGCACCTTTCAATGACATTTGGATCATTGAAGTCAGGGGGTGTAATGACGCCGCGGAGTTTGGCGACGAGTGTCTGATAAGCTTCTTCAAGACGCACATATCGTTCGTGGGTTCCACCCTTGTCAGGATGGTGAATGAGACGTGCTCGCCTAAGTGCTTTGTCAACAACCGAAATCGTCAAAGCGGTTTCTTCCGTCACACCAAGCAGGTGTCGTGCCTCCTCCGTATTCATCCACCGGTCAGGTTGGGTTTGGTCGGTCCTGTTTGAGTGGTTACACATGTGTGACCCTTCAGATATCAAGAGGGGGAGACCCCTAGCCTGTTTGGTTCTTGTTTCTTCTCTAAAGTTAAGGAAAGAAAGAAGAAGCAAAGACAGTAGGGTCGACTGCTGGTTCGCCTCTCCAAGGGATACACATGTGTAACCCAATCGCCTCAAACACAACAACCTCAAACCAACCACTTTCCGTACGCGCTTCGCAGACGCACCTCGCATCAAGACTCAGAACCTGACAAAGACTGAGGCGCGATCCGACCCGTGCTAAACAACCACATCCATCACAAACAGCTCTCCTCCTCCTCCACCTCCTCATGGCCGCCGTTGGAAGGAAGCGCGTTCGTGAAGACGAGTCTGCAATGCTTGCGCCGCCATTTCCCAACGCCAGCGGCATCGACGCCATCGACGCGACCACGGGCGGAATAAAGATCCGGCTCGAGTCGGGCGACCTGCTCGTGATGGCGGGTGACATGCAGAAAGACTTCACCCACGAGCTACCCAAGCTCAACGGGCAGGTGGACGGTCGCTACGCGCCGCGCCTCAACTTTACGGTGCGCCGATTCGTGGCGGCTGTGTAAGAAGGAGAGAGAGAGAGAGAGACAGACACCCCTGATTTATGGCTTGATAAATGGGGCTGGTTTCTTAAAAATATATTTTCATGCTCGTTGCAACGCTTGGCACGACGTGCACGACGTCACGCTCCGCAATCTCCCAGCCGTTGCCCTAGCAGCCCAAGCAGCCCAAGGGCGCAGCCGTTTTGCTTCACCTGCCGCCAGGCCAAATCTTGGCGCAATACGAACACAGTGAAGTTTATGAACTCTGGATGTGATCATTGCTACCCTTGCCAAGGACATTATACTTAAAGAACTTTTTTACAGCAAAGACATCATTATGAACCCCCTTGGTGTAATTTATACAGCAGGAGACACGTTATTTGTTGTCAAAGACTTTTCGGATTTGATTCAACGCCACATTGCAACAAAAGGCCTCTGGGAACCAGAACTTATAAAATTACTCAAGTATATTTCAACACAAATAACAAAAAATATTGGAAAATGCCATCTTGTCAATGTAGGGGCTCACATAGGAAGTGTCTGTGTTCCCTCTGCAAAGCATTTTTCACGTATCACTGCGTTTGAACCAGTAAAGAGCAACTTTGACCATCTAAACTTGCATAAGAATTTGAACAGTGTGAATCACATGATCACGCACAATTTGGCCTTGAGTGACTCGATTTGCGACTCCAAAATTGTATTCAATCCTCATAATACGGGTGGTTGTCATGTCGTTTCAGATTACGAAGTTGCTAACAGCATACGACACGCTCAGAACCACATCAAAGACACGGTTCAATGCGTATCCATGGACAGTATCGAATTTGAGGACTCCATTGAAATACTACTGGTCGATATCGAAGGTCATGAAGAAAGATTCATCAAAGGAGCTGAACAAACTATTAAAACATATAAACCGGTCATCATAATAGAACTCTGGACTGATGAGAAGAGGCAACACGAAAACATGAAAACTACTCAATACGAAATGATTCAAAAGATTACATCCTTTGGTTACAATATAGTCAAACAGTCAGGTATCGATACATTTATTTTTCTCAACCCGTCTCACTTTCATTGTACTTAGGTGCCACAAAGGTTTCAAGACTCATTGGACCAACATTATTTTGTGTAATTTTGTTTTTTATTTTATATTTGTATTACAATGATAACCAAAACCAAAGTAGTATGGAGAGTAAACCAAAAATTCTTTTTAGGGTGTTCCTCTGCTAGATGTGGAAATAGTGATTCAAGCTGCAATCATTATAAAGCTTCGGGATGTTCATCAAATTTTTCACGGCCTTGGGTAATGTGCAAGGACGATACAGGAATGTATCATTGTAAGCCTCACTCAACCACCAGCCTTGCCGAAAAAGATATTGAAAATTTCACAAAATCACATACATTTTCAAACAACGGGTGCAAACATATATGCGAGTATGGTGATAAACCTGCATATAAGATTTCAGGTAACCAGGAGGTGCAAACATATACTAGTGCAGGTGAGACACGGGGCCATTTCTGCTCGAATGTCCAAGACGAGAACAAAACGGGTGAAGTCCATAGTTGGTGCAATCACTTTGGCACAAAAAGTGCCTTTTTTTTAGGGTGTTCCTCTGCTAGATGTGGAAATAGTGATTCAAGCTGCAATCATTATAAAGCTTCGGGATGTTCATCAAATTTTTCACGGCCTTGGGTAATGTGCAAGGACGATACAGGAATGTATCATTGTAAGCCTCACTCAACCACCAGCCTTGCCAAAAAAGATATTGAAAATTTCACAAAATCACATACATTTTCAAAGGGGTGCAAACATATATGCGATTATGCTGATAAACCTGCATATAAGATTTCAGGTAACCAGGAGGTGCAAACATATACTAGTGCAGGTGAGATACGGGGCCATTTCTGCTCGAATGTCCAAGACGAGAACAAAACGGGTGAAGTCCATAGTTGGTGCAAGCGCCATGTCACCTTGTCAATGTCTGAAGCTGAACCCCAACTAATCCCGTCCTCTCGTCCGTCTGCACACAAACTACCCCCGAGGGAGAAAAGGCTTCCCCTGACCCCTTCCACGGACGTGGACGGCTCGCCCTCGTCTGAATACGAACTACCCCCGAGGGAGCGTAGGCTTCCCCTGACCCCGCCCACGGACGTGGACGGCTCGCCCTCGTCCTCAATCCCGTCCCCTCGTCCGTCTGAACCCCAACTAATCCCGTCCCCTCGTCCGTCTGAACACAAACTAAGCCCGAGGAGGCGTACGCCTCCCCTGACCCCGTCCACGGACGTGGACGCCTCGCCCTCGTCCTCGGGTGGTGGCGCTGCGGACGTGGACGCCTCGCCCTCGTCCTCGGGAGGTGGCGCTGCGGACGTGGACGAGGCGTCTTCGCCGCCAGAGGTGAAAGCAGTGTTGGAGACTTTTCAGAAAGAGGCTTCTGATGCAGAAATAGAGAATGAAAAAGAGGCAAATGAGTCCGTGTCTAGATCCATGTCTGAGTCATCAGCAGATGAGCAAGGAAATATTTGGTTGTTGGTAAGTCTAGTGTTGGTGTTCATCGTGATCATCTTGATTATTTTCATGAGCAAATAATTTTGAACGCAGTATCTACAATTTGGACATCCTTTTGCATGTTTCATCCACGAGCAGGTGGAATGAAATTGAGCGTTACACATAACAGTGGTTGGTAGTTCCTGTGTCAATTTTCTCTGTACAAATACTACAAAAAACTGATTTATTTATTTAAAGATATTTAAATTAAGTTTGTCAAATATGTGGGTGTTTGTTTCAGCATTGTGTTTGGTATACGTTTTGAGAAGGTACAAAATGCAACGATACTCTACACAAAAGTTTTCAAGAAGATGTGATTATATACAAAAAACCACAGTGTTACCGTTGAGGGTACCATGGTGTGTAAAATATCTTAATTACAGTCCCCTTGGTGAAGTTGACGAGACAAAGTTTTGGTGGTTCAATTTGACTCGTGTAGACGGAGGTACACGATTTCTAATCGAAGTATCTCCGTATACGTTTTGTCGAGTTCCAGTCAATCCATTTGGACGCACTGGTGTTGTCGGGAAAGGTTTGTTCCCGAATTATGGTCCAAACAGAATGATATTGACCATTGTATGGTCAAAAACAGATGGCTTTTTGAAACTGGTTTATCTTAAGAAGGGTAAAATTTTGTACACGGGGTATTTGGATCACCCAATGAATACTGATAACGCTTGGGTTGAAGCAAGCATATACTATTATGAGTTAAATGAATACAATGGAGCGCAAGAGCAGTGTCCGGAGTGGCTTGATTCGTTAATATGCAAATTTATCGGACCAAAAGACATAATTAAGAGATTAAGAGACTTATAATTCTGACGTGAATATCTTCAAACTGATTAAACCCAGGTCTCGTGCCGAATACAAACCCGCACTCGAATCAAAATCAGACCACGAGCTGCGTGGAATGTAATGCTATCGGACCTATTTCATAGTGAAATTCTTTCTTCTGTAAATAAAAGGATAAAAATGTATGATACATACAAATGTACGTTTATCGAGACAAAAGATTCATGAAACCAAAGTTTTGGGGTAGGGCTTTTTGGAATTATATGTTTATGTATTCAAAATATTCAGAATCAAGTAAAAGAACACCATTACAACACTTTAAAACTTTGTCTTTCTTTGTAGCTTGCAATAAATGCAGAAGTGAATTCATTAAAAAACTAAGAAATGATGCTCCTCCTGAAGGAAAACATGAATTGTTTGAATGGATTTGGAAATTCAAAAACGAAGTAAATAAACGTCAAAGAGAACACTTGCCGGGACACCAGGGTAAAAAGGATATATCACTTTCAAAAGCTAAGAAAAATCAACATGCAATGAGTGATTTTTCTGTGTTGTCAATTTTTTTCAAAAAACTCATTCCCAGTATGCCAACTCTTCCTGCTGGTCATTATTTTCGGGGAAGTAATCGCTATAATTTATACCGCGTGACTGAAAAATTAAGGATACTAGTTCAAGACATTTTGGACATTCCCAATATGTATGATTTATTAAGCAGCACACATCGGAAGTAGTTATTTTGTTTCTGTAAGATCTCCAGGCGCGTGGGAAAATTGCTGCATCATCAAATCCGAATTCACGTGCGAGGTTCAATGTTTCTTGATCCTTCCACGGACTGGGCTTGTTTCCGGTTGGCATTCAATTTACTTGGCATCTACTCGAGTAAGGATATCTTTAAGATCAGGGTTAGGTTTAGTATGACGACACGGATCTGGACGATTGATCATCATTTAGGTCCTCTTCCTCACTGTTAGATGATGACCTGGCACCAATGTTCTTCAGTCTTTGGGTTTGAGTCGCCTTCTTGTTTGCTTTTGTTTTCTTCGCCTTGATTGCTCCCCTTGCAGCCGCATTCTTCCGCTTTCTGAACTTTTGCACGTCCAGATCGGTGATCAACCTAGAAAATGGCTTCCTTATGCTCTTTACATCACTCAGAGTCTTTCTTCCTGTGTATACGTTGGCAATCAGTCCCCTTCTGACTGCGTTCGCGTCAACACGCTCTTTCTTACGCTTCAACATTCTCTGACCACGAGTAGGGCCATCGTATGGCGTGAGCCTCATGATCTCCGCCAGTTTTGCGACGGTTGATAGCGAAACCAAGTAGGGACCCTTGACTTTTTCCTTCTCAGCACAGGTCGTCCTACCGGATGGACATCTCTTTGGTTGAGCACCCGTAACGATCTTCTGTATCATCTTCTTGAGACTTCCGAGTAGATTTATGCGGACCTTAACTTCATGTTTGAAAGGACTCTCAACCATTGCGAACTCGCGCTTAAACTTCGCATTCTTTTCACCCGTGCGAATCGCACCAGTCTTGTCTTGGAATATAGCTTGTCCGTAAACTTCGCGTTTTTTAGGAGCATCTGCTTGTCTGTTATTCATAAGGGCTAACGCATTCAAAAACGCAGTTCCATCAAGGCTAGGGGGCTTGACAGGAGCTTTGACGTCGTTCCGTTGAGAAATCTTGGACGCTAAGACACGACCTCTTCTTGTTGCAACCATTTTGTATAATTACACATACAAAATAATTATTCGTCTGACAAAAATTCATACATTTTGAAGTGGTATGTCGTATATATACGCGATACATCGTGATATGTTGCACCCATCCGGTTCCAAAGTGCACTGTCTCTGTATTCGACATACTCTGAAAAGTTTTTTGAAGATTCTAAGTGCATACCACAATCCTGGCAGAGTTTCACCAGCACATCTTGTTTAACAACGTACTCTTTTAGTTGTTCAACTGCACCCTTGAATGTGAATTCATAACCGAATCCGAAATCTGTAAACTCATCTAAAGAATCGAATTTCACACTGTAGTGTTGATCTCCGAATTTCTTACCTAGTAGCTTTCTTGACTTTTGCAAAAAATCAGCATCGGGTACGGTGATTATGAAACTTCCTCCAACTCTCAAAGCATAAGCAACATTTTGAATGAAAGTTCTTGCAGTTCTTTCATTACAAAATGCATAATGTATTGCAAACTGACAACTAACGATGTCAAATTTTCTCATATTTTGAAGCATGTGACCCGCAATGGCCGAAAAAGCATTAAACGAAATTGCATCTGCAGTAACGAACGACTGACCTTTGATTCTTTGTAAAGCCCGTTCTACTGCGTGATTCGCAATGTCCATTCCAAAGTATTGTTTGATGTTGTTATGCACGAGTTTTGAAATATCACCACCGTTACCACAGCACATATCCAAGTACCTATCATGAGGTTCCGTTCTATTACAGGCTTCCGAAATGAGTACTGACTTGATACAATTATGGAAATTTCGTATGCCTATCATCTCCACCGAGGTCTCATTTCTTGGACGGTGTTTGTTGTAGTGTTTGGAAACATCCATTTTCGAATACTCAAATGAATACCTTTAATATTAGAAGCCAAACAAAGTATTTAAGGCTTCACGATATAACCCATCACAAATACTGACTAGCAAAAAGCTGGATTTGCCACTGTCTGATAAAACCATAAATACAGAACCAGAGGGTATCGTTGTCCATGCTGTACGACCTGTCTCAAAAGATAGTCTCATACATCGGCTACTACCGGTGACTACGGATGCGGATTTTCCGATCCGATAACTGTCCTAAGTTGTTTCGAAATAAAAGAGTTTCTGTAAGTCAAAATATAAAGTATTTGGTATTTGGATATCTTGCATATTTCGAGTAAATAAAAATATTGAGTTTATATAACAATGACAACATTAGTAATTGCACAACCACAACAAATTATGAACATAAAAAAAGAGAATGAACAAAACATTAATACTACAATAAAGAAAGAAAGTTTTGTTGGCAAATGGTTTTTTTCCCTGAAGGCAATATGTATTTTTACAATCTCATTTTCAGTTTTTGGATTGCTTTTTAGTGTTTTAGATCAATATGATGATATCAAATTAGATCCGAAACTCGGTAAAAAGGTTGGTACAAAAATAAAAGATGGTACATCATTGCAAAGTTTAGAGGGAAACACAGCTTTTTTGTTTGCACTTCCAATACTTTTACCTCTTTTTATTTTAGTTTTTTTAAAAGCTGAAAGTTTTGCCGAGGAACGTTCAAACGAGGGGAGAAATCGTGCGGGAGAAATGAAAAAGGTCATTAATGGTAAAGAAGTAACAAGAATGGTCTTTTCGAATTGGCCGTGGGCTTTGGGGGTTACACTTGCTACTTGGATATGCTTCATTACTAGTTTTATTGTATTTTTCTTTTACGGAATACCTAGATGTAAGAAGGAAAATCAGAATCTTAATGAAGGTTTGGTGTTTTCGATATCAAAATCTGCTTGTTTCTTGGCATTTCGATTAGGAATAATGCAATTTATTCTTGGTTTGATTATTGTAATGGGATCTCTTTCTCTTTGGTATTTGTTTTATTCAGCAATGCCAATGTCAAAAAGAAAAAAAACGAATAACTATATGGATAAAAAGATGAAAACATCAAAAAAACCAAGGGGAATTACTGCTGGCAATAAAAAGCAAGTATCGGTTTCGAAGACTACTGAGTCGCTGCCGTTACCTCTTAAAAACAAAAATCAGCTTAAAAAAGGTGTGAAAAGAAATGTCAATCAGTCACATAAGCAGGCAGCAACTGCAATGCAGGGTGCCGTACTTAGGAAAGTTGCCAAAGCTGCGCAAGCGAAACAACAACAGCAGGATCAGGCAGCAACTACACTGCAGGGTGCCGTACGTCAACGACAAGCTAGGGAAGTTGCCAAAGCTGCGCAAGCGAAACAACAACAGCAGGATCAGGCAGCAACTGCACTGCAGGGTGCCGTACGTCAACGAAAAGCTAGGAAAGTTGCCAAAGCTGCGCAAGCGCAACAACAGCACCTGCATACACAGAAGTCCCCTAAAACGACGAATTATCTCAGAAAAAAAAGACCCCCATGGAGATGATGGGCATACGAAATTGGATGATGATGCCGTCCAAGTCCACAAAACGATAATAACAAAACAGTGAAAAGTCGTGGTCAATAAAATTAGTTCTGTATTTTTTTTGTGTAATAATGTAAAATGGATGATGCATTCACAAAATTTATACAGTTTTCTAAAGTTAATCCCCCTAAAGTTCAAAATAAAAATAAAAATAATCTGAAAGACTATGATGCCGACATGCCTATGATTGATAATTTAGAGGCGTTTGCTCCCAAAATATCAAAGATGATGGAAGTTATCGTTGATGACGACTACAAACGGTCAAAGGGGGCTTACTTTAATGGTTCGAAAATGTCTACTTTGACGAAACGATTCAAGCAGCATGCAGCCGGTACTGATAAGCCACCCCTTTCCCACCTTGGAATTCATTTCATATTTTTGCCGACCGATAACGGGAGTACGCTTTTTGATGGTGAAAAGGACGACCGTGGTAGATTGTTGTGCAGAGGCCATGCAGATGATAGAGGGAGGTGTTTGGGAACGATTTCTTACGCTATGAAAGCCTATGGTATTCGAGTGTTGACAACGAATCCTAAAATAAAGATTGGTGTGGACTTAGACAAGGATGCATACTACAAATTGCTAGGATGGAAACAAAAGAACAAAAAAATTTTGGAAATTGCCTCAGAAAAGAAGCCCAACGACAAAACGGACAATGATGACTTGTGTGGAGATGTTAAAAGTAAGATTGACTGTATTCACAAAAAATTTGAAACTTCATTAGAGGACTGTTTCAAAACACTTTTCAAAGTACTGGGAGATGATACTATCGATCAGGGAGATGATATAAGTGAGAATGATTGTTGGAAAGTATGTATGGCACTGGGTGGCATCCCAGCTACCGAGAGTACACTTAAAACTGTTGCGGGTATAATCAGCCCATCGCAAACAAAACTAAAATGTCAATGGAAGAGGAAGATAAGAGATCTACCAAAAGCAGTACAAAATTCGTTGAATCAAAATGGAAACCATTTTTTGTTGGAGAGGTATCGTGGCATGCTGGATGCTCGTAACAACAAAGCAGCGCTGCAATTCTTTCTCGAAATCATACATAGAGGAACCCTGGACGAAGAAGCCTTGAAAGCTGGGAAGATCATCGTAAAGAACCCCGAGATCGCTTGTAACTACAAGCGAGCTATCATGTTCACCAGCCCTGTGGTAGCAGAGGATGAGGTGAAGAAACTGTTCACAGAACCTCTGAATCAAGATGGCCTTTTAGTTCGTTTTATAGCTGTTCATCTACCACGTGCAGTCGGTCTAAATATTAAGCCAGCGGACGTGATTCACAAACCAGACGTCCCAGACAATGATGGTACTGATATTCAATCCAGTGCGAGAGCTATGCGAAGTTGTCCGTTCCACAAGGATAACTTATCAGAGTGCATTGCTGAACAAGTGGGAGGGGTGCACAGGAGGTGTTATACTTCAAACAATATAGTAATGCGTAGAGACTACCAATTTGAAGGTGAGGGTGGGTTGCAACGGTTGGATGAGCAAAGGAAGGCTCAGTTTATTATGAGGGATGTAATGGCTGCATATGCAGCCGATTGTGTTGACCACGCTAATCTGCATATGAGAAAAAATCCGAGTGGGAATCTGAACCCTGATAGTATATTAGCTTCTGTACAGGTAAACGGCAAATCAATCCCTGCTTGTCGGCAAAAAGATCGTGCTGTGAAGAAAAAGTACACAAGCTATCCTTTTTTGGCGTTAATGGAGTTCATGCCATTAACTAAGTCTGAATTCATGTATATATTGTTTAAGCACTCACGAGAAAAGAAACAAAGTTATGGAAAATTTTACGAAATGATAAATACACTAAATGCCAGTGGTAGTGTTACAAAATTGACAAAAATGATGTTGCATGAATTTGGTAAACCTCTTATAGCAGAAGACGAAGGGATAATTGGTACCATGCTGAAACACCCCAAGTTGAAAAAGGACATTTCGCTATTTGTTTTTGAGAAAAACAACATAAACAATGTGAGCAAACAATTTTCAGAAATTTTGAAAGAAAGAAAAAGTTTAGAGTTGGAAATAACAAACCTTTTCAATTTTCAAATACCAGATGTTGAAGGATGGAGCGATGTAGATGTTATAATTGAATCTTTTGCTAAAATGGTGTCCGTAGAGTCTAATGCAACCAATAATAAATTCAGTCTAACAAATGCAAACATGTGTATTGAAGCTGCTGCACGTAGTCCTATGAATATTAACAAGACAGAAATCAATAATACAAACGCAAACAATGAAGTGGCTATAAATGATTTAATAGCCAATAAGTGTGTTTATTTGCATACATGGCAGTTTTTATCTCAACTTGTCATAAAATACTACAACGCAAGTCTTCTGATGATCAAACATAAAAAAAAGCCAGATAAGAAAGATTTGTTTTCACACATATTTAATTTTATAAAGGGGCTTATCAATGTATCTCAGAGAAATGGTGTAAGTAACAAAACATTCATAGAAAGAATACCAGTGTTATCCAAACTAACTGAATATATTAAACATCTCAATTCACAAAAGACTCATGAATTCGAAAACATATTTCAAACAATACAAAACCAAGCTTTTGATGACCCCCAAAAATTACCCACCATTGAAGTGTTATCGTCTGGTCGTATGTTTGTGATTAGCGCTTACTTGTTGAGAAGTAAGTTAGGAATACAAAATGTCAAATCAAATAATACTAGTAACAACAATGGTCTATATAACTTTTACGAAAATAATAACAATAACAGCGCCAGGGGTTATTATACAAGAAACCAGAATGCAAATAGCACTAGTTCTAACCTGAACGGAAACTTGGGAAGCGCAGGAAACTTAGAAAACAACACTAGAAACAATGCTAGAAGGCAAAACACCACCCAGAGAGAACCAACAATGAATGAGCGCATCAGGGAAATGGCAAAAAATGTAGCTCCATGGGTCAACATCAACAACAATAATAACAACAACACTGGAAACAATAATAGAAACAATGCTAGAAGGCAAAACACCACCCAGAGAGAACCAACAATGAATGAGCGCATCAGGGAAATGGCAAAAAATGTAGCTCCATGGGTCAACATCAACAACAATAATAACAACAACACTGGAAACAATAATAGAAACAATGCTAGAAGGCAAAACACCACCCAGAGAGAACCAACAATGAATGAGCGCATCAGGGAAATGGCAAAAAATGTAGCTCCATGGGTCAACATCAACAACAATAATAACAACAACACTGGAAACAATAATAGAAACAATGCTAGAAGGCAAAACACCACCCAGAGAGAACCAACAATGAATGAGCGCATCAGGGAAATGGCAAAAAATGTAGCTCCATGGGTCAACAACAACAACAATAATAATAATAACTCCGAAGAAACTCCCAACAATGGAGATAGATCTTCACCACAGAGAGTCAAACGAACGATCTCAGCAGGAACGGCAAGAAAAAAACGGTGGGATATGAAAGTAAAGGGAACCAAGAAAAGGAAAGAGAACAATGCAATGAAACGCCGTACCATCAAACCCAATTTGCCAGTCCTAGGGGGAAGGAAACGTCAATCATCCAACAATCGTGATGTAAAAACACAAAAAATCAATAAAGAAAATAATAACAATAGTCCAATAAATATTGAACCAAGCAAGCCACAATCAACCATAAACCCGACAATTTTAGGGAGGAGACAACGTAACTCTAGCTCCAATGACCGTGGTACAACTCTAAGACCAAACAGGACAATAAGAAGAGCGTTAAGACCCCGCAAAAAATTACTAGATGAGAATGGTGCTGAAGAATTGATAAATGATTTTACTTACCATTTTGTGAGAAATAAGAAAAATCCACTTAATGTTATGAAAAAGATCCAGCAACTTGGTTCAGAAGATATAAAATTGATACGCGATATGATGAGAGAGAATTCACCATACAATGAAACACGTAACCGAGAAGAACTTAATCAAGCTGTAGGAGATGAAGCAAAACATCGTTTAAAAAATCGAATTACGTCAGAGAAATTTATAAACTCTCAGAAAGATAGACTGAGACAAATTTTGTCTATGAGTTTGTCACGTTTTAAAAATGATCAACTAAAGAAGATGTTCACTTTACCATTGAATGAATTGAATGATGTTGAAAATTACAACAATAACGACAATAACGACAATAAAAATATAAGTGTTGCAACAGCTTTCAAAATACTTGGTTTAGACAAAAAGACATCAACAAAACAAGATGCAATAAAAGCAAGGAGAAAAATAGTACTAGGTAAAGACCCTAGATATATTGGACACCCCAATCTAGCTGAAAACTCTAATAAGAAAGACGCAACAGAAGAGATGCAAAGAGTTTTGGTAGCGTTTGAGGTTGTGATTAAATATATTACAGACAGACGTTCAAAGTCCGTTTTGAAGTCAAAGGGAGTGCAGAAAGCAATAAACAAGAAGGGTAAAAAGAAGAAAGCTTTTTTGAAATGAGAAATAACAGTATAACTCTTTAGACGGATACACTCACACTGTACACTCACATTGGCCTCACACTGGCCTTGTCCCAACAACACGCTCTTCTTTCACTCCATGACTTTGCGGCCTTGTCACGTATCCATATATGACGAAGTCGAGGTGGATTCCCAAAAGTAATAAAAAAGCGGGTCCGGAGTAGGGATCTTTTGTAAATTACTTGAAATTACTCTTCTTGCGGTTAGGGGTTAAGCTAAGACCATAAGAACAAAATTATAAGTATAACAAAAAGTACAGTCGACTCCTTGGCACGTAACGGTTGTTAGTGGTGATGTTCACGCCCATCCGGCAGTTTGCCGGATGCAACCTCACAGATTCGTCACCACACTGTGGATCTTATCCAGCTGATCCTTATAGGAAGCAGACCAGTATGACGAGGACTCGGGTTCGAACCCGATAGGTCAATCTGTTTTTTGCAGTCGATCGGGTTGGTCGATCCGGTTTGGTACCAAAACTGGAGGGTACACATGTGTACCCCTAGAGGAGGAGAGGGGAGGAGGACCCATAGCCTGTTGGTTCTTGTTTCTTCTCTAAAGTTAAGAAAAGAAAGAAGAAGACAAGAGGCTAGGAGGGGGATGGGGAGGCGTCCTCGACAAGGGTACACACGTGAACCCCAAGTCAAATCGAACCGACCAAACCGAACCAACCACGTGGGATTACACGTGTGTGACCCTCCCCTCGGGTGGGTACACACGTGTCCACGATTGGGTGCGGTGTATAATTAAAGGTAATTTGGTAAGACATTGATACGATGTTTAAGAAACCTAGAAAAACATGTCATTCTGACGCTAGGTTCAGTTATGAACACATACACGAAAAAATCATGACTAGATTATCGGATCCCGAGCAATCTAATTATCTATGTGACTTAATGCCTTTGATTGAAAAAGTCCAGGATGTGAGCTTAATGGAGGCAAGAAAGGAATTCTTCAACCTAGCTCACCCGTGGATGACCGAAGATGAGAAGAAATCTTTCACAGATGAAGACAGAGCACCAGGGGTGACAGATCCATACTGGTGTAAACTTTGTGAAAAAGCACAGATATTTGTCCTTGACGAGGCCTGGGCGACCACTACGTGTAATGAGTGCGGGTGGGCTAAAAGCTATATCGGTCCTTCTTCAGACCGATACCTTCCTTGGGATTTCGAGCCTCCGTCAAAGCCTTGCCCATACCGCCGATCCAATCATTTTAATGAATATCTGGACTCCTTTATGGCAAGACAGTCATGCACTCTTCCAGAGGATATTTTTGAAAAAATATATAAGGAATTAAAAAAGCAAAGAATAACTGAGTATTCGACACTTACACAGAAGAGAATAAAACAAATAATGAAAGATTTGAGAATGAACAAGTACTACGAAAGTGCACCCTTCATATTATATAAGATAAAGGGAGAGAAGCCCCCTGAGTTAACACGTGCAATTGAAGAGGAACTCAAATCTAATTTTGATTTGATTCAGGAACCGTTTGAAAGGGCAGTGAAAGTAATAGCACCAGAGAGAAAGAACTTTTTATCATACAGTTACACGATATTCAAGATGCTTCAGCTGATGGAACTTGATCATTTATTGGAATACTTTACATTGCTTAAATCAAGAGAAAAGTTGATATTACAGGATAAATTATGGAAGTGTATTTGCAATGAACTCGGGTGGCGTTTCATACCAAGTATTTAATTTTTAACTCCAACGTGAGTTGCACTATTGACCCTTGATTGGCACATGTCCCCATCTTGATGATCAAGAAGTGGGTTGAAGCTGGTGTCGACATATAAGTGCCAAAATGTGCATTTAAAGGAACACCGACTGGGTTAAGGTAGAAATGAACATAATTGACAAACGAGGTTTCACTTTCTTTCCGTCACAAGAGCAACTAAAATTGCTCCAAAAAGAGTTGAGATTCAAAGCAGAAGTGAAAGTCGAGTATGGCATGCCAAAAAAAAGCTTCATTTCTTACAAATCCAATACTGATGGAAGTGTGTCTGTACCTCGGGCGTGGGGGGTTAAAAACATTGCAAAAGCAAAGAGCACGTTTCGTGAAGGCAGCAATATTGATGATTCTGCTCAACTTAGAGAAGACTTCAAGCTTGACGCAACGAGGTCTCAAGATGTTGCTATTGACTGCATCACAAATGTACTTAACATTCCAATTGAAAATGGCGGTGGGATGGGTTTGATTTCTCTTCCCTGTGGCGGTGGCAAGACAGTGTTATTTATCTACCTTTTGATCAAAGTGATTAGAAAAAAGGCTATAATTGTTGTGCACACTAATCAGCTGGCTGACCAGTGGGAGGAACGATTCAATTTCTTCTGTCCTAACATTAAAATTGGTCGTGTTCAGGGTTCTACAATTTTTATTGACAATTGTGATGTTGTTATTTGCATGTTACAGACTTTGAGTATGAAAGAGGATCTTGATCCCATGCTATTTGATGATTTTTCCGTTTTAGGAATTGATGAGTGCCACCTAGTGTGCACAGAGACATTTTCTAAAATACTCACCCGTTGGGGAACAAAGTACAATTTCGGACTGAGTGCAACTCCTACAAGAAAAGATAAGCTAGAGAAAGTTTTGTTTGCACACATTGGTGGGTTGATTTATTCGGGAACAAGAGAGAAGGTTCCACTGAGGGTCGTTTTTGAGTATCCAGATGTTTCTGAGTGTACAGAGCTCATTAATCCCAAAACTAAGAAACCCGATCATGTGGGAATGATTACATCACTTGTCGAGGATGAGAAGCGCACTCGTCTAATCGCATCGAAGGCTGTAGAAAACATGATGAGTAAAGTTCTCGTATTGAGTGAGAGAAGAAATCATCTAGAGAGAATAATGCATTATATAATTGCAATAAATGGTGATTATGAGTCAGAAATAGGGTTGTATAGAGGCAAAATGAAACCAGAAAAATTGAAAAATTCTGAGACTAAATCAATAATTCTAGGAACATACTCAATTGCATCAGTTGGTTTAGACATCAAGGGGCTCAATACTTTGATACTGGCTACGCCACGGAGTGATGTCGTGCAGGCGTCTGGAAGAATACAGCGAGATATTTCGCCACTGTTTGAGAAAAAGATAGTTGATATTTATGACAAGTTTTCTGTATTTACGGGACAGTACGCAAAACGTCTACAGTTCTACAAGGCATCGCACTTCGAAATTTCCGAGATGAAACGCCGTAATGACCCCGAATCCGACTTGAACCCACAACCCAAAAGACAATTACAGATTGACACCACCCTAATTTAATTCACTGCTTGACCTAACGCACCTGAGTACCGGTCGGTGAGGATGGGCGGTTCCATTTGGGGGGGCTCATTTTTTCCAAAAGTATTTTTTCCAAAAGTATTATTTCAGTAACATATTTTTTGAGTTTTATATTTTCCCCTGCCCCCCCTCTTTTCTTCGCGAAGTTTTATAATATGTTATATTATAGTGTATTTTGGTAGCAGAAGTACGAATGATAGTGGTAGCAGGAGAATCATAAGCTCATACGTTCATTCTTGCCATTTACTAATAGTACTTGTGAAAATAATCACCTTGTAGTCTTTTTCCCTATATTTGATGATTTGTCCTGGCCATGGTATGCGTGAATGCCCGTTTACGTGTTACCATGACAAATACTACGAACCCGTATGGACCATGTCCTACTATGTATCAGATTATTTAAGAACTTTATTATGCATTAGCATTATTTTTGAGAGACGAAACGGAATTTTTTTAATATATAAAATGGTAAATTCATACTCATCAACTGGTTTTCTGTAATTTGTATGACTTTTTATTGTGTTCTTCTATCGCACGTTTGCAAAAATCTTCTTTGAAATTAAACAAAATATCACGTCGTGATTTTTGAACGTAAGGGTGTCTTTTCCACCCCACTTTTTTCCAGTATTCTACATCTTCCCAGAATTTGGTGAACAATGGCATGTTTCTGGTCAACCAGTCCTCATCTCTGTCCACCACAGTGATATCAAGAGTATACGGATGCTCTTTGTATTGAACAAAGTGAGCCTTCTTGAGGTCAAATACAAACAACCCAAGCTGAAGTTGACCCATGTAATACTCTGGAACTTTACCCTTTTTTATCTCTCGTTTGTATGGACATTTGATTTCAAGGAGGATAGGCTCATTATCCCCAGATCGGTTGTCAGACAACGATTTCAGAGAAATTCCATCTGGAGAATGAGCGAGAATATCAATCGAAGGATGTTGTGTGAGACCGAGTTCTACAACAGATCGCCCCATTTCTTTTTCGTACAATTTGATCGCCTTGTCTTCATTATCGATACCATGCTGTGTTGCCTCGTTGCCTTTGAATTCAACGGGCATCCCAGCTTTCTCTGCAACCACTTGACCCCATGTTTGAAATCGGTTCGTACCGAGAAGGGTGTCACACATGCTTCCTGTGATTCTAGTCTTCCTCAATTCAAACCATTTTTGTGATCTCTGAGGCACTAAGGGTGTTTCAATGCACGTTTTTATCCAGGAATTTATATGGAAATTAGAAATATCCATAATTAATTCTAAGTGCAAACACTGTTTTAATACAAAAAAAAGATATAGCTTAAGTTTATACTCACTTCCAGCATTTCTCAATCCACTCCTGTGTTTTTAAAGATTTAAAAACACAGGGGGAAAAACGACACTTCTCACGATTACAAATTCCCTTGCGCATAATACGGTTGCAGCTCAGATCCGGACGCATTTTAGGTTTTCGTAAGTTTGCACCCTTCGCTTCCGCATACAACATAGAATCCCACGGAGACAGATCTCCATCTCTCAGTTGAGACATTGCTTGGTGTGCTTGCTGCACACCAGGCAATGTTGTCTTTAAGTGAGCATCACTGCTGCATAGTCTCGCATTCTTGGTCGCACGAGAATGGCGCGATCGACGCGGTTGGATTTGGGAGGGTGCACACATGTGTGCACCCTCCCAAATTCACGAGCAAACCGGACTGACTGGCGAAGCATCTGACACTTCATAAGCAAGGCTTCAGGCTTCATCATGGGAAACGCACTGGGTATCACAGAGGTCTCGAATGAGGTCGCGAAGGACGATGAGGAAAAGACCGGTGGCATGGAGACGTCACGCACGGCAACAACAACTCTGTCTGACTCGTCTTCCCCTACGGAGATCATCTCTTATTCTGAGACAGAGTCCCCATCGCTTGTGCTGGCGTCGATGATCCCCGATGACTTTTATCACCTTCTTGAAGAGGCTATCGCCACTTGCGAAAAACACGAACGAATAGACATCATCCTCACGTATCTGTGCAATCTGCAGGCTACTCCCAAGGAGGTGGGCGAGATTGCCACCGACCTCAAACACATCGCACACCTGCAAGATAGCATCAAATCCACGTTTGTTCCTATTCGTTACTGAAAGCTCCTCCGCTACATGGCTCTTTCTGACCTCAACCGTTCCATGGCGGAGTCCAGGTCCGTTGCTCCCTTTTCAGAATCAGCTGTGTGCTTCTCAGATGAAGCTGTAGGGGTCTCGTTGATGTCAACAAATTGACTGGACATACTGACTTCTGACCGGTCTTCTCCTATGTAAGTGAAAGCAGATGATACACCAAACGACTCCACACCCGTTACCATGTTTTTTAGCTCATTCTGTAGCCACGCAAACGCTTCTCGTCCACTTAGCGCTCTGTTATTGTTGACGACAATAGTCGGTACTACTATGACCTTTGACACGTCAAAAGGGGTTTTCTCAACATCTATCACACTGAACTGCTCAAGCATCATATTTTTGTTCAGAGTCTTAATGAATAGCTGACAGTACCTGCAAGTACTGGATGAAAACAATGTGTTCTGTGGTGACTTGTTGTCCATTATAAGATACCAAATTTTTATTCTCTTAAATGTAAAACGCGTGTTTTTTTTACATTTTTTTTATTTGTGGACCTCAATAAATGAGATATTCTCTAAGCAATTATACTGATGGATCTTATCTTTCTCTAGATGTGAATACATCAACACTGCTACACAGAGAGGATGCAAACTCAGGAACTAGGTACATAAGAGTAATTGGATTCAACAGGGGTAAGAGGGCTCGGAATATTTCTTTCACTTTCAACAATGTAGAGGCTCTTTATGCAACTGTTCAACCCACTGGGAATTCTCAGATACTTGTACCGGACATTCCAATATACAACACTGGAACTGGAATTGACATATATGCATCTTTGAGGCAATCAGCACTTGCATGGACTTTTCCTCAAAACATTGAAGACACAATTGTTTTAAATAATGGTGAAGTTGTAGGTATAGATTTATCTAACTTTGTGGCAGATGAAAGTGCACAACCCTTGCTTGTACATATCACAGACTCAAGAAGATCAAATACTGATGTAGACCCATCAAAAGGCTCAGAATCAATACTTGAAATATATCAAACAAATGGATCCATTGATGTGGAAGTAATTGAACATGGATATAACTTCGAAAGAGGAAGTTTGCGCGTTAGTTTCAAATCCGCGGTATATATTTATGGAGACATATTTCTAGATTAAAATATTTTCACATTGTAATATAAATGTTGAACTTTCTTACCGGAGGCAAAAAAGAAGAACAACCACCAGCCACTGCCAATGCACCAGCCAATACACCCACTCCACCACTGAAGAAACCACTTACACCACCCAACCAAACCACGCCCAACACCAATGACATTATGAAAAAGGCTAATTCTGTTATTTCCGAAATACAAAAGAATAAACCATTAAACCTCAACAAAAATCAACCACCAATACCAACAATACCTCTCACTCAGTTTGAAAACAAACCTAACAACAACAATAACCCATTCAAGCGAAATCCATTCAAAAACAACAACGTCATGAACAACAAATCCAACAAATCCAACAAATCCAACAAATCCAACAAACTCAACAAACTCAACAAATCCGCGCTCAACCTGAACGCACCCAACAACTCCACCACACCCTCTAACAATTCAAATAATAATTCTAAGTTGCCTCAATCTATATCAACATTTCAACCCAACAACTCTAAAATGAATGTCACAAAAGAAAACAGAAACATGTCACCACCCGGAATAGGTGGAGGATTTATTAACAATTTACAAAAAAATAATCTCAAAAATAGTCCCAGAATGTCTTTGAATAACAGTCCCGTGAAAACGCCTAACATAGGAACTCTAACACTTCACATGCATAAATTCACGGTTGGAAACAAAGCACACATGAAGGGTAGTGGAAAAACCATAAAACATCTGATTAAATTCGCGTCTGGAAAACACCCACCAAAGTTCAATAAGGCATTTGCTCCCCACGGGTACCCCAAGATGAGTGATGAACAAATGGCATTTATGCTCTTGAGTCTACTTCGCGTACTAAATCCATCTGGATTTTCAGAACTAAAAAACTCTATCAGCGGAAATAGTATGTCGAAACCAAAGGGAATCACTTTCAAAGACTCACCAGTCAGAGTGAACATTGACTTCACTCATTCGCATGTTGGAGCAAGGAAACCCTTATTCAAGACAAACAACAACAGAAACAACAACAGAAACAACAACAGAAACAACAATATAAATTTTGAAAGCATTAACAGAAGAACCAGGGAGTCAAACAATTCTATGAATTTATATTCACCCTCTAGAAGGTCACCAAATTCTGTAAACAATTCAAAATCAAAAAATTTGTATTAGTTTCATATCATAAAACTTGAAAAAAAAATCAAGTTTTTTTTCTACAAAATTTCTTTTTATAAAGTTTCCAAAACATGTGAGTGTGGATATACTACATTGAACCGTGGTAATTGGAGCATACACCAGAAGAATCATTGTAAATATCGCAAAAACTTTTAATTCAAAAACTACATTCGATTTTTAGTAAGAGTTGTTGACAACCCCGCTACCGCCCGCACCAGCAAGCTGAACTGCAGTTTAAAAAGATCTACTGATGTTGTCACCATACAAACCTCGTATGAATTCATCACGGCCGTCAGGCACACCACTTGTTGGAATGGAGTAAAAACTTCTCCTGGCTAACTTAGAATTTGCATCTTCCCCTGCTGCAACATAGATTGGACCAGTGATGGGCTGCGAATTGAGGGCTTCTTTTATATTGGATCTGACATTATCTGTTGGGCAAGCCGGAAGTTTGGGTTTTTCATTACCCCAATCGGCCGGTGTTGGGTTTGCAAGGGGGTTGTCCACCGATGGCGACTGACAGTAGATTTTAGCATCTGATGTCAAGTCTTCAGTTACAATAGGTTCTTCTGTAACAACTGGTCTTCTCATTACTATGAGAGCAACAACAAGAACAACAAATACTATAGGTTGCCCCGTCATAAAGTATATTACTATGGACCAGTAAATTGCAAATCTCACCATTGCATTCAGATTGCGTATTTTGTCAAACTGGTCTGAGTACATGAATTCAGTTGGTGATAGTATCAAAACATTTGGATGTTCAGACCACAATTTTGTCACATCAGTCATATTAGTCATCTTATATATAGTTACAAAATTATTTGTAGTTTCGTTTCTTTGGAGTGGCAGAAATGAACATTTACTATTTTTGGCCCCATGACTTCTTCACTATAGTAGTGTATGGGGTAGGGCTTGTCAATTTGAGTGCTTTTTTCAAAGCCGGATCGACCTGATTCAAAGGAATAGGTTCAGTGATTTTGCGTCCACTCAAAGGACCCACAGCATCTCTGAGTTTGCCAGCAAAATCGGTGAAAGTGGTTTCAGGCGTGGCTCCAACAACTTTCATTACTTGCTTCTTGGGCATTCTCTTACCTTCGCTCAGCTTCTTTTCAAGTCCAGTCATTATATAGAAAGATGAGATATTTTTTTCTGTGTTTATTTTATAAATGTCGTCAAGTCATTCAGCAGTCTCAGCTGATTCCACAGGTGCAAGCAACAATGCATTTAACAATAACAAAAATAACAAAGAAATCAAAGTAGGTAAACTTGAACAACGTGCCATAGAAGGTAAAGCCAAAAAACTTGCATTGATGAATGCTTATAAAAAACTACTAAGGGTCATAAAAATAGCGGAAAGGTATTACGAAAATGGGAGCAATAAGGAAAGAATGCCATTGGAAAAAGAAAAAATAAAGAGATTTCTTGGGTCGGCAAAAATATACAGAAGACTGCCAAATATTAATGAAAACATGACTAATGAAGAAATACAAAAAATAATCGAGAAACAAAAAATGAAGATGATACAAGGTGTTCTAAGGGGTCAATTTCCGGCTTTCAAGATCCAAACAGAAGAATTAGGACGTCTACAAAAACGAAAAGCTGATACTGCGGAAAACAAGGAACGACTCAGAATTATGAGAAATAATTTATTGGAAAAACACTCAAAACTCAAAGGGATCCATGATGCTCAATCGCTAATAAAACAATTCTTCATAACAACTGTGAAACCATTAAAAGAATCGTTCGAAAAGTATGAAAAAACGACACAGAAGATGAAACTGAAAAAAGAGGAGATGAATGAAGCGAGAGATGAAAGAAAAAAGAAACAAGCAGAGTTACAAAAATATAAGAGGTTTGTTAAATTGTTCAAAGCCAAGCAGAAGAAAATAAAACAAGCAAAAGTAAAAGCAATACAAAAGAGTAAAGAGAACAAAGCTAAGCAAGCTGAGAAAAAAGCTCGTGAGAATGCTAAGATAAGTGAAAGAACTGCTCGTGATGATGCTAAGCAAGCATACCAGGAAAAGAAGAAGGCCATAAGAGATGAGAAAGAGGTCGAGAAAGCACGCAAGGAGGCAGAAAAGGAAGCTAGAAGGGTGCAAAGAGAACAGAAGGCGGCCGAGAGAGCGGTCGAGAATATAAAAAAGGAAGCTAGAAGGGTGCAAAGAGAACAGAAGGCGGCCGAGAGAGCGGTCGAGAAAAAACTCAGAAAAGCACAAAGCGAAGCTAAACAAGCATTCAAACAAGCCGCTATATTGACAGCACCAAGGAATATGACTAATGCGCAGTTAAGGAATTTAGGAAATTAAATAACTTTGTCTACAAAACCCAACCTCACACACTCTTTATGTCTCATGTAAAGGTCTGTATCATATAGTTTCTTGAGATTATTCTTGCTAAGTTTTGTATTCTCCTTGTAAACTTCACTCATTATATCGAGAAGAGTTTCAGAATTTTGAAGTTCTTCTCTAATTTCCTTTGGTTTTTGTAGACCTCCCATCCACGAAGAAAGAGAATGCACGAGTATAACAGAAGTTGTATACATGAATCTTTTGCATGCACCTAGCATGATTATCGTTCCAGCAGAACAAACACACGATTCTGCGATAACATGAACTGGAATTTTACTGTGTCTCAGTGCTTCATACATGCTGATAGCAGCAAATAAATTGCCGCCTTGTGTAGTCAAATGAAACATTATGTTTTGCTCAGTATCATGATATTGATCCGCAAGTTCCCTTAGTTTGATGCAAAACTTGGTCGCTTCTGGTTCTTTGATTTCACCTTTGTAATATAAATTGTTCTTGTATGATTCCAGGATAACTTCTTCATCATCTTCTTCTTCATCTGATTTGTCATCTTTCATTCTGCGCTGTCTCTTCTGACGCAACATGACACCACAACCCATTTAAAAGTCTTTAATACAATTTAATTCCGCATCCCAGAAGAAGTGGCTAACTCTTGGGAGTCGAGCATTCGAAAGCTAGCCCGGAGGTATTGAGACTGTAGTAGTTGTACAGCCACAATACATCATTGTGTAGAGTATGACAGCATGGTTTACTCCTATGAAAAGTTCTTATCAAAGTCAATCTTTTCCTCTTTTTTTTGATGGCCATATCGAGTGCCTTTTTCTCATCGTGCATGCTTAACATGAAGAGCTGTTTGAGCTCCTCTATGCCTGCTTTGATCGCTCGTCTCCGCTGCTTGTCCGTGTGTGCTACCCTGTATCGGTACTTTTCTGTTCCGATATGATGATCAGCTCTTGGTGACGGAGGACGTTTTGTAGGTTGTGTTTCATCTTCTGCATAATCTCCAAAGTAGTATGTGAACAGTTCGTATAGCATTGTTTCTTGCTGAAAGAAGGTAAAAAAATCAGAGCAATTGTCCAATATGGTCCTTCATGTACATAAAAACAAATGCAACTAGTGTTGAGTTAGTTACCAAATGTAAAGTGCTGTTAGTTGCAAGAACTGGGAGCTGCTGTGTGAGTACTTTTTGAATATTTGGCAAAAATACAAGGAATGTACATATAGCAACAACTACTGCTGTTTTTTGATCTGCGGTGAGTTTGGTTTTGGAAGACTTAGACTTGGCAGTTTCTGGAATTATACCCGACAATGGTGACATTTCTTCAATTTGTTTATTGTACATAGTAGCAGTGTTGTTCACCCCTGGTGGGGGAGACGTATTCATAGGAGGAGGTGGTGCCGGTCCAAGCGACATGACAGGTGTTGCCATTGCATCGTTACTTGCCATAAGTTCTGCAATATCACTCATTATAGTAATATACCAGAACTTATGGGTGTATAATTAAGCGCACCTACATTGTGTAATTTATTCTGTTACTATAATAAATGGCTGGTGAGACTGAATTGTATACTCAAAACAGTCAGTTGTGTACGCTTTGCATACTAGGTGACAAATCTCAATGGACTATGGTCTACTTCGTTACTTTGATTGTCGCCTGGTTTGTGTACATTTTCAAAAGTTTTATCGATATACTTAGAAATTCTCCACTTGGTGATGGTGTCAGTGTAAATGTTTTGGTATCATTATTTGCGTGCATAGTAGCTTCGGTCGTTATGCCGTCTGCATCTGCAGACGATGAAACCTGTCAAACATTCCTTAACCCTACCTCTAATACACATAGCATAGCAGGACAAAAACATAACAATGCATCTTTTTTACTTATTTCACTATGCTTGGGATACTTTTCAATTATTGCATCCATGTACAGCCCCCAAAATTCAAACTCTATATCTTATGTTTCCATATCAGTTTTCACTATATTCTGCTTAATATTCCTAATTTTCGCAGCAGTATCAAAAAACAAGTCTTTGCACCAATGTAATAAAGTAAATTTCAAAGATTCCTATATTTCATCATCTAAATCTGAGACATCTTCAATCGAACAGGATTGTATGGCAGTTACTACATGCAATAAAAGTCAAACTGCGAGATGTAGAAATCAAATGCATAAACATAATCACAAAGCCTTCAGTATAAATTATTCACCAACAAGCAATACCTCATGGTCATTTCTTGAAAACAAACCTAACTGGAAAGACATTTCAACTGAAATGAGTGCTGTTTTGTACAGCTTTTACACTACGCCGTTTCAAATACGCTTATCTTCCACAAGTTTGACTTCTGATAAATACGTGAAAGCATACTCACTTGTAGAGTGGGAATCAACACCAATACCACAAGGACATTCAAACCTTGCTGAAGGTGTTGATGACAACAGAATGGCAGCACTGATTACAAAATTAGATGCAAATGATGGCATTGTGTCCCATAATGACGTTAAAGATCTATCTATAAACACCCCATCATCATCAACACCAAAGTATGCAGGAAAATGGCATCAAAAGGAAGTATATTATACCCCATTCAATATTGGTAACTATACTATACTACAAAGAGTGTCAACTATGCCGTTGAATACATCATTGGACACCACGGATGTAAATCAATACATTAGAGATCATCATAGTTTGCTCACAACCGAATCAGATAAACCACCGATTTTGAATACTCAAACTATAAAGAGTGGTGACCCACAATACATTCCTCTACACGGTATGAGTGCGCCATCGGGGAGTGGCTATGATAATCCAACTGAGGCAGCGGTCATTCAAAACATGAAGCAAGTATTCGAAACGAACAATTCATATGTAGAATTGACACTAGGCAATCAATCCGTGTATCTAACACCAAATCAAAGATCGGAGAGAACTACGATCACTTGCAGCACATACGACAAAATTCCCACTGCGGCAGATATTGAACCGCTTGCCGAAACAACTACCCCCAGTGATACTCAAAGCAGCAGCGCTGAAGAGAAATCTTGTCGCAATATTAATAATCAAGACATATACTACTACGAGTACGAGTCAAAAACTGGACCCGAAAGAAGATTCTTAATCAATGCTTCCATCACGTCTTTGTTCGCAGCAATTGCTTTCCTTCGACCTTCGATCATTAAAAAAATAAGTGGTGATGGAGCTGGAGGCGGGGCTGCTGCGACTGCGGCTGCTGCGGCTGCGGCTCCGTGGTACTCTAAGATGTACTTCAATTTGTTCTCTTTGATAGCTATTTTTCAAATGTTCATGTTTTTCTATGTTTCGACTGGGTTTTCAAGTATTTCCAGGGGGGGGGAGTATATTTGGGTGTCTGCTGTGTCGTTTTCGCTGATCACTACTTTCGCGGTTCCTTTCTTGATTCCTCGTAATTATCTGAAAGAAACGAAACAGTGGGATGCAAAACTCATAAAAACGTTTTCAGCATTGTTTTCCGTTCTTTACAATGTGTTTTTGTTATGTCATTTGATTGTGCAGCTGTCCACGGGTACATCCACCAACCTCACTTACTCCACTCATCTCGAAAGCCCCTGGTATGTCACCGCACTAGTTGCCCTGCTGTTATTTCTAGCGCTTCCATTCGATGAAGAATCGGTGCTTCCGGCTACCAATCTAGAGCCTGGTAAGTCTTACATTGCAAAAATATTCAATACTGGTTCAGTAAGACTACTGATATTGTTTCTGTTCATTATTTGCACCACATTCTTTAGTAATAACTATTTTGCGATACACAGAACTGTTAGATTAATATTTGTGATCATAATTTCTATTATACTTGGATTTTTGACATTTCCAAAATTCGACTCCATATTTAATGATGATTATCCGCACATGTCCGATAATAAATTATCCATATACATGATTATAATTTTGTCCGTATTCTTCTCGTTAAACAGCTTTTTTCAATCGTTTTCTAATTACGCAACTGAATCAGGAAGTGATAACAATGATAACATGATCAACCTGTACACTGCCTCTTCTACTCTATTGGTAGGATTCATTTCTCTCATCACTACACAATTTGTATTCGGAAAAAAAGTTTTTTATCCACTCGCAATTATGTGTGTCATTCCATTCCTTATACTTTATCAATATAATGGCGTGCCAGAGCAGGCGCCTTCTGACGTATGTGCCGTGCAGGCGACGTTTGGTCAAGGAGCAGCCATGCTATACAATTCGAAAAATTGTGGTGATGGATCTATTGTGAGCCCTGATAATGATTGTCAATTCTCTACAAGACAGATTCAAAGTGTAAAAATGCTAGATAAAAACAATCATTGTCAAGTGATGCTTCACGAGAATGTTGGACAGAAGAGTGGAAAGATTGTATGGAATTTGAAACATAATAATGATTTGAAATTTACTGAAAACTGCAGTGATACTGTTACTGATCCACCTGATCCTAAGAGCGATCCATGCCTAAGAGCAATCAATACCAGCGCAAGTGCTATAACTGTATTACAAAGATGTCAGCTGAGAATATACCCCGCCAGCAATGCTATCGATCCAGACACTCAAACACCAATAGAAATGGGTTTTCACCTTCGAATCAAAAAAGAAAGCTTGGGTATGAAATCACTGGAATTGGAAAGGGTAAATGCACAGGGAGAACCCGATTCCGACTTTGAAGCCTGGATAGACACTGTAAAAGGAGAATCCATAAGGGATAGTCAAGAAAATCCCGAATACCCGTTAAACTTGTGGAGAAATTACAAATTCGATCGTATTGAAGTTGTTGGTTCCGGATATAAAGTGTTTGGGTTTGAGAAAATCATAGTGGCACAGGGCTTGAGTTGGATAGAGATTCCAAACCCTCAGACCCCCGCGTCACCCCCAACGTCACCCTCTACGTCACCCTCTACGTCACCCCCTACGTCACCCCCTACGTCACCCCCTACGTCACCCCCTACGTCACCCCTCGTGAATGCTGCCCTTTCACAGGCACTGTCTAGAAAGACTGTTTTCACTGCAGAGGAGTGGAGCACGTTCAACATACAACAACCAGTCGACGATCTCACCTATGTCAAATCTGGTTCAAAGTATTACAAACCAACTACTACCTTCGAAGGACCTCGTCATGAATTCGCATCTGCAACAAACCCTATAAGCCCACCAAAAAGTTTCAACAGTTTTGTCATTGAGAAAGACACAAATCCTATGTGGCCAGAGGTGCTTCCATTCATCATTTCGAACACAAACAGCGAGTACGTGAATATCTTGTGGAGAATCATATTTTATCTTGGTATATTCTTGATTCCTGTTGTTGGTGTGTCCAGGGGGGTCAAATCAGAACCCATGGTATTCCTCATTGCTTTCTTGAGCGCCATTTTGATCGGAATAGTGAACAACAATGGTATTTACAACAGGGGCATGGGTTTGGGTGCAGAAGGGTTGACCGGCTCGGAACCCACAGCGATGGATCCTAATGTATTCGCTTGTTTGTTTGCAGTATGCGTCTTCTTTGCACTTGCAGTGGAAAGGGCTGTGTTCACGACAGGTACAGAGAGGGGAGTAATGGCGGGGGCAAGTATTCTTCTGTTCATTATTGTGTTTGAGGCCACAGCTTCTTCTCTCCCAATTTTGATCTGTTGTGGAATCGTGGGTCTATCACTTGTCCCGATCTTGAAGGGTAGAAATCAAATAGTGGCAATGACCCTCCCTATTTTAACCCTGGTTAACATAATTACAGCATGGAGCCTAGGCAGGGGCACACTCCCATGCGAGGCATACGACATCGACCTCAAGTCTGCAAGTGGAGAATACGAATATGGTCCCTGTTACACACCAACGGGCAATTTCTGGGAAGATATATGGAACCAAAACTCACATTTCTTCGTATCTATAGGATACAGATTTGAAGACTTCTTCACTGGTAAAACCTTCCAGAAAATTGCAACCGAATTCGAAAAAATTGCAACCGAATTCGAAAAAGTTGTTTCAAAACTGGAAGATAATAAAAATATTTCTTTCTGTAATGAAAAAGATCCAAAAAATCCACTATGTGTTCCATCAAAAAGAAACAAATGCGAATTCTCTTACTGTATCAGTCCACCTAATCCGATAAGAATGAATGAAAGTGAAAACAATGCATCACAAATAGAACGAAATTGCAATGCACATAAATTGTTTCATAAAGCAGCACTAAAAGCTATTTCGAACGACAAAGCTTCTTCAATACAAAAATATTGTGTAAACTACCACAAAAATGACGACTGTAGCAATGTGTGCAAACAATACTGGAAAAACGATTCCGATCCAGTATCAAGAGAATCATTGGCTAAATTAGAAAGCAGATTGCAAGTAATTGATGATTCAATTCTAGAGATGAGTCCTGAGGAATGGGTGCAAATGAAAAAGGAAAATCTTGGAGTTTAGTTACAAAGATTATTAAAGCATCAGAGACGTGATGAGACCGTTTGAGGATGAAATGTTTTCTTCTGACCCGGATGTAAGTATCTGAACAATAGAGGAATTGGAAGCATCTACTGTCAGAGTCGAATTAGATATTCCCGACCACATTACAATCACAAGGTTCCCTGCCGGAGGGATGGAGATAATCTTTGTATTCAGGGCTAGCAGCCTCACAAGATTCGTAAGCTGAGTAATCTCTGTGATCGCACTGTGTGACATGATAAGAGTCTGCAGACTCGGGATACTCACGCTAGAGATTCTCTTACAGTTCGATACATCCAACATAAGCAAATTGGAGTACACAGATGGTATGGATGAAAGCTTCGTGCTGGAAGCCTTGATCGTCTGAAGTGTCACCGGATATGTAGTGGGGATCTCAGTTATGTTTGTACAGCCGTTGAAATCTAAGGTTACCAAACTCGTAAACAGTGTGCCAGGAGGCAAGTGGGATACGGTCTTTACGGTAAAAATTAGATCAGTCACATTTGCCAGCAGATTCTGATAGGTAGTTTCTTCTGTAACGGTCAGTCCATTCTGAGCCTGATTTGACGAGAAATCTGTTACACTAGCGTCTTCTCCTATAACCTCCAAACTAGTCGAAGAGACTTGAAACATCAGCAGGTTGTAGTATTTTATCAATGTCATACTTACTTACACTCTGAGTTTATTTTTAAGATGAATTCTGAAACGAATCATCCGTATCATAATCTTCATCATCAAAGTCATCGGTCACTGCCTCCACTGGTTCATATCTTTGAGGGGTTTTAATAACCCTCCTGCTGCGTGATCTTACAGTTTCGGAAGCTGCTGTGTGCACTGTCTCCCATGATTCTGGTGCGATACGCTTCTTACATTCTCTTTTAGAGTCCTTCCGACCCCCCTCTGGTCGAAAGCCAAGGACGCGTGTCTTAGGGAGAGAACTCGCGGAAATAGACTTTCCAAAATTAATCTCAGTCTCTCCAGCTCCACTGTCAGGTACCGTATATGAGGTCTTAGTTTGTATGGGATACTTTGATTTGCTCTCGTCCTTAGGGCTGGTAGAGTAGAATGTAATCTTAAAGTCATTGGTATTTGAAGCCATTCCTTCAATATTAGCCCATATTAACAGAATACTTTTAAGCGCACTCACGGTATTAAAAAAAGTGTGTGGATTAAATATAAATGCAAGAAAAAACTAAGATCACGAAGACTCTAAACCCCCCACAGACTGGCGCATGGAACACCTCCAGTGTACGTTCTGATGTGCAAAGTTGGCACGAAAAAAACCTGTCAGAAGGATTCGTCTTCTTTCGTGTTGGAATCACCGACCAAAGCACATCGGAACAAATAGTAACCATACAAAACAAGATCAAAGCGATCGATGAAAAAGCTAACAAAATGGATCCAAAGACAGGAAGGAGGACATCCAATCAAAAACCTTACTTCAGGTACACAATGATAGAACCAGATGGATCAGAGAAAGCCCTTGGGGGTGGTTGGTATCTGTACTCCGGGTGGTCTGACACGGACGACCATCGATTTCACAAAAACTCGAAGGAAGAGTTGAAGGGAAAGCAACCAGTGTATTTCAGAGCAAAAAGTGCAGTACAGAATTCCAGGCTACCTAATTTTTCGATACAATGGAACAGAGTTCACAGGTTCTACTACAAGTTTCCAGTTGATGAAGTACAACAATTCGTAGCAGGCAATAAAATCATTAAATTGACCGGATTCAAATAAGTTTCTCATACAAAACAAAAAAAGATATTTGCTTACAATAAATGTTACTCATAGTATCACTTTCTATCGCATTTATTATGATAATTGTATTATTATACAAATTCATTGGTGTAGAAAGAGGAGTAGACAAAAATAAAGAAAACGTAAATGCTGTTGTAATAGGAAAAGAACCATATGTAACACCACCAATTGATGCAGAAATACAAGAACAAATGAAAACTTTACAGCAAATGTACATACCAGTTCAATACATAGATAATGGCTTAATGCCTAAAATACAAAGTTCTACATCAAACGGATCTGATGTTGAAAAGATTCTCAAATCACAAAAATATAAGGGACCTTCTGCATTCTCACAACCAACAAAGGACATGTTGCTAAGTTCTAGTACATTTCAAGAAGCTAAATTTAAAGACGGATTAAAAAAATTCGAACCTCATGTTCCCAATACAGAAATCGAATTAGATGAAATAGAGCCATTCAATTCATTCTTTGGTATGGTTGCGTCTGAGGGTCAGACTGTAAGCTCATTTGATCCACCGTTGAACTAATATTATACTCATTATCTTCAATATCACTTTCATCTAAGGCTTTCCTCCACTGTCCATCACTTTGTGTCTGTACTAAGCTCAAAAGCTTATCCCACTCTTGTTGATCTTTCAGTATACCATTCCTTTCCCATCCTTTTCTTAACCTCGTGAACATTGTATTGGCACAAAGCCATTTGATGTCTGTCATTTCTTGAAGATGATACATCTTGTTGATACCCATGCAATGAAGGAAATCACGAAAATTGCCAAAACTCACGGCATAATGCTTTCGGAATGGTATTTCAATAACATAAGTGTAACAAGGCATACCCCGTGGCGTCTTAGACACCAATATTCTATCACATTTCTTCACCCTGTCGAGTATAGAGGATCTATTCATTATACATCCTAATGTTTCTTCGTACCCTTCCCGTGCAGCAGTCTCACGAGGGTCATCCTCAAGTTCGTCATTTTTACCTGAAAAGGTTATTAATCTGTTGTTCTTTTTTGACTTTCCCAACAAAAAGTATAAAGAATTGTTGTAGTAGCAATATGGTAGTATTCCTGAGCAGTATTTATATGTCGCCATAGCGAATCTATTTAACTCAACCAAATTATTTTTTAAGTCGAAATTAAGCGTCTATTTTTGTATCCTTTGTACTGTCTTGTAAAGTAAGAATTGACAAGGAGATTATTATCATTAATGTACCAAAAATTATTCCTCGATCACCTTTTGTCAAAACAGAAAAAAGTGACGATACAAACTCACTGGGGGTCATACTGTATGTAAACACCGCCTGAAGGTCTGCAACCACATCACTTACAAAATTGGCGGATGACTCATTCAAGCTACGCTCTGATGCTTGCTCGGTCAACACCTGGTCTCGCGTCCGATCATCTGGTTTGATTGCGTAGGCGCTCTCTATAGCTGACCACTCCATTTTGTTTTAACTACACATAAAATTGCACGTAAACAGAACCTACAAATTACTCAAATTACTCATCATCATCATCTTAGTAAGTTTCGAATGCCGGCTTAGAGACAAACAAAGTGCAAAACGTAAATGCCTAAACGAAAACTTGACAATGATCAGGCAAAATTAATTAGATGACAATACAACGCTATAAGTGGATGCCCTCGCCTATACTCACTCTCAACCACACCCTGTGCCGACATTCTACGCCCCGGGCGTCTCAAACCGAGGCGTTTGTATACATCGGAAGCCTCGGCATCTTCTCCGGTACCTGATCCTCATGCTGCTCATCCTTCTTGCGCTTCCTGCCACAGGGCTTCTTGCAGATCTTGTTGCGCACGAACTCAAGCTCCTTCCAGGACTCCTTTGCGAGCTCCACCCAATCGGAACGATTCATCTTCACGTGTTCCGTAGAGGCATCGATGACATCTTTCTCGTAGGTAGACCGCTCCTCCATCTTGTCGCCCTTCCTGTAGCGAGTCGTGTGCGTGAAAGATAGATACTTCCCACTTCTCCAGATCTTTGTCTCGTGCCAGAGGTTCGCGAGGCCCTTGCTCCAAGTATGCCTAGGTTTGTCGGATTCCGGTCGGTGATCGAGCAACGGATGCATGAAACATCCATAGAAACGCTTGTTGGCGGCGATGTATCCACTTGCATCCCGAAGGCAGATCGCCCAGAGCTCATCACAGGAAGTCATATTACAGCCCAATGCCGTCACTGCTTCAAAGATGAGTTGGAGATCGCGATAATCGACAGTATGCAGGTTCAGAAAGGTAGCAATATCGAGAATCATTCGCGGAATACCCCCCTGGTATTCGACATGAAGGTTGCTGCCGATCTGCTTCAAGACCTTGAGAACCTTGCATGGGGCACAAGTGAAATCCGAGCGCTTGCAGTGCCAGTTGCTTCCCGACTTGATGTCTTCATTGTGAACCAGGCATTTATTCCCGTGGTTGAGCATGTCCTTGAACTTGAAGCCAATGTCATTGCGTGTCCACGGTTTACTGTCGGCATTGGTCGGTCCGAATTCGTTGCAGAAGATTTTAATGCGCTGCGGGGCATTGACGGAATCCGGGAACGAAAGCTCGATCAGACCCTCCACGACCCGATAGGCATTGTGTTCGACAGACTTAAAGGCGGAGACTGAGCTGTTAGACGCGGGGACGGAACTGTGTGGCAGCTCTTTCCCCGCCATCTCCATCGGCATCATCACTGCGTCCGCCACAGGCATGCCCGGAGACGCAGCCACCATCTGATTCCATGCGGCCAGGGGGGGGGCAGCCCCCGCGGACATGGTGGACGTAGTGCTCGTAGTGGTCGTAGAAGATGTAAGGGTGTTGAGTGCAGCGCCGAAAGGGGCTCTGGGAGGAGCGCTGAAAGGGTCGCCGCTCATGAGGGGGGTGAGACCACCCGAACCAGTGGGGGTATTGAAGTACGGGGGGGCGGGTACATCTCCAGTAATATTCTTGTACTCATCCTCAATTTCGATGTCGAAAGGATCAGCGACAGTGGCCGACGCCGGGATGTTCTGACCGCTGGTCGATTCGCCCGGGAAGATGGCATTTAGGTCGTTCGAGTCCAGAGAGCTTACAGAAAAGTTTGACGGGGCATACAACCCCGTGTCGGGTGCGTTCGGGTCCTGACCCCTCGGCTTGCGCGGAGGCGAGAGAGCGCTCCAGAGCATGGCTCGTCAAAGAAGGCGCCCACTCCGTCCTCATTCCTTAGCTCATCAGTCCGGTTTGAGGGTACACATGTGTACCCTTGTCGAGGACGCCTCCAGACCCTCCTCCTTGCCTGTTGGTTCTTCTTTCTTTTCTTAACTTTAGAGAAGAAACAAGAACCAAACAGGCTATGGGTCCTCCTCCCATCTCCTCCTCTAGGGTACACATGTGTGCCCCTAGAGGGCGGGAACCCAAACCCGACCGACTCGCGCCCCCAAGTGGCGCCCGAGGAGTTTGCTGACGTGCGGAAAAAACCATGCTGAATGCCCTCACTCTAAATCCAATGTATAGGTCTGTTCGTCGTGATTCATTATGTTGCTCACCTGTGCGTTATGATTTTTACGCACCGCCGCTGCTGCAGCCTGCTTCCCCTTTTTATTTGAGTTATTTGGACCTTTTTTCGCAACATTTTCAGGTTTACGATTAACATTCATTCCTCCCTCTGTTTCTTGAATGCGTCTGTATTCTTGTCTTATATTTTTCAGGGTCTTTCTTTTACCTGATGTATGATTTAGTTTAATTGGAAGATTGTATTTACGTGAATCAGTTTTTGAACGAGGTAATGTGAGCTTAGACCTGTATTGATTGTTTCTTGCCGTAAATCTTAATTTATTCAATTTTTCGCGTGCTCCTGGTGTATTTTTTAGAACTTGAATTGCATTATTATACATTTCTCTCTGATTGTCACGTAAGTGGCTCATCAAACCACCAATCAGCAATGATCTTTTTTTATGTGCACGCTGAGTATTGCCATAAATCAAATGATTTTGAAGTTTTCCATAAAAAAATTGATTTATTGCAGTTTGTAATTGAAGATCTTGTTTAAAAATTTCTTCTAATTTTGTACGAACAGGAATCATTTTAACATTCTTATGTAAGTTATTATTTAGTTTCTGAATTTCGTTTTTTAATCGTAGTCTTCGTGTATTATTTTTTGTATTGTTATGTTCTTTCTTTTTCTTATCACTTTCAGCAATTTTTAAAGTAACTTTTGTTTTTAGCCCTTGAATCTTTTGTAGAAAAGTTTTTTCTTCTTGTAACCTCTTTGAAAGATTTTCAATACTCTTTTTTTGCAGTTTCTCTACAAAATGTAATTGTTCTGAAATAGTAATTGATTTCTTATCATGTGGCAAGAATGCTGTATATCTTCTTTGAAATATTTTGTTAGGTTTCACGTGTTTTTCTATTAAATCTGCTTGAGTAAGTCGATATTTTTCATTCCTTTTCATTCTGGGATAACCAGGGCGGGGCATTTGATATACTGAATCTGTTGGAAGAAGATGAGAGTATTGATATTTTTGATTACTCATGAGTTGTATATAATGAAGATAGAAAAAAACGCAAGCTTAAAAAAAAATCAAGACCATCTAACAGTATCAATGCAGAAATAACAAACAAATTACTACAGGCCCTATGTATTGCTGCAAATCTTCCGTATCTTAATGGACATTCGATATATGAATGGTGTCTCCAACTTGTATTCCTAATTTTTTTTGTTTCCAGAGTCTCACCTAAGACTCGGGTGGATCATTTATGTAAATGCATACAATAAAAACCAAGGAATAATTGAATGAACAGAAAAATTACAAGGAAAATTTCTGTACTGTTTTCTCCTGTAACTTTTCTCTTCTTCCTCATTTTCTTCTTCCAATTTTGGAATTTCAGAAGATTCAAACACTGGATTAGTCTCATTGCACATTGAATCCAGTGGACTCACAACTTTAACACTATCCATTGAGACATTGAATTGGGAAAGTTTTGACAATGTCACTGGCATTAAATAGAATCCACAATCTATCCAAAAGACTGCCTCGTGAGAGCCCGCTTGCACACGAGACATGAGTGCGTTCCTTGACATTCCCTTGAACACACTCTCTTAACCTCTCCTCTTTAAGCCCGTGCACACACATAGCAGCACTGGAGTGTGACAACCCCAGACGGGCTGTACACGTTTGTACCCGGTTCGGAAAAAAGCTGTCCGGCATGGCACCCTAAGTTCACACACCTGACGCATCTTAAAAACGAGTAAGATTCACATAACGGAATAGGATATTCAGGCCGAAGGTGCTGTCAATGGTCAATCCATATATTTATAGTTCATTTATTGTTAAAAATTTGTATGTTTTAAGTAATAACATGAGATGTGGAATGGTTTGTCTGTTTGCATCAGTAATGGCAGTGGGTGCTTTTGCATGTGCTTTACCAATGAATATGAAAGCAATTGAAGATCTTAGAATTCTTCTAGACGAGAAGCAAATTGCAATCTTGGACGACATTGCCGCTGAAAGATCACGTTTGTCGTTCGAGGGCCTGCTTCTTGGACTCGTTGCTGCCATGCCCCTGGTGCTGCTTTTCAAGGCGTGGTGTAGTGCTGCATTGATACTATTTATCACACAAGGAACTTATTATCATGTGTCTCCTAAGAAAAAATGGATGTTGAATCACCTAGAAACTAAGGAACAAGTGGACCAGTGGCTTGTGATATACAAGAAGATGCAGTATTCAGGTATAGCAACTTCGCTAGGTGGTGCTATAGTTTACTTAGTAATATCTCTCACTTTCAAACCTTGATATGGCCACTCCCTAGTGGGTTAAGAAACGAGACTACATGTACATGTACTTCTTCGTGTACTACGTTTTTTAATTTTAAACATCGACCAAACAGGGGCCACGATCGCTCGTTGTGATGCCATCGCGAGCCGCCTGTAACATCGTGGGCGTCACATATACTTCATCAGCCTCGGGCACTAGTCTCGTTTCATAGGTGAGCGTGGTCACGTGCCGATTGAGCGGGTGCGCGATATG